ATGGCAACCATACTCGAACGCGAACGCAAAGACGGATCAACAGCCTATGTGGCACAGATCGTTATCAAAAAGAAGGGGCACAAACCGCACAGGGAAGCACGCACTTTCGACAAGCTATCGACGGCAAAAGCATGGGCCAAGAAACGCACCAAAGAACTGAAAGCACCGAATGTCGATTTCTCTAAGATCGGCAACCGCAACCGCCCAAAGCTACGCGACGCAATTACCAGCTACACGTCCGAGAATATGAATGAGATGGGCCGCACGAAAACCCAGTGCCTCAATACCATTCTGGAATACGACATCGCCAACAAGGCATGCGACGACATACGCAGCCACCACCTTGTAGAATTCGCGCGCGAACTCGGGGCCACGAGGACTGCAGCCACCGTATCAAACTATATGTCACATCTAAGCGCAGTCTTCACACTTGCCCGGCCCGCTTGGGATATCCCGTTAGACCCACAGGCAATGAAGGACGCCTTTATCGTCTGCAACCGCCTCGGGATCACCGGAAAGTCCTATCGTCGGGACCGCAGACCCACGATTGATGAACTCAACCAACTGATGGCCTATTTCGAAGAGCGGTGTGAACGATATCCAGACTCGATTCCCATGCATCGCATTACCGGGTTCGCGATGTTCTCAACCCGTCGGCAGGAAGAGATCGCGCGGATTGAGTGGGACGGCCTAAAGGAATCCACCAAGCGTGTTCTGGTCAAAGACCTCAAACACCCCGGAAAGAAAAAAGGCAACGACGTGTACTGCGATCTGCCAGACCCCGCATTTGCAATCGCTGACGCAATGCCAAGCACCGAAGATCGGATTTTCCCCTACAACCACCGCACAATCAGTTCGCATTTCACCCGCGCGTGCAAGTTTCTTGAGATCGAAAACCTGCGGTTTCACGACCTGCGGCACGACGGCATTTCGCGCCTGTTTGAAATGGGCCTGACGATCCCGCAGGTGGCCGCTGTGTCAGGACACAGATCATGGCAATCCTTGCAGAGATATACGCACATTGAAGAAAGCGGGGACAAATACGAAGGCTGGGAATGGAAAGAAAAACTGTCCCTGCCCGCAAAGCAGGAACAGTGCGTTTGAACAAAGGCTAAGCGGCAACAGACCGTAGGTGTTCAACCAGCTGGGCGATACTGCTTTCGGCAGATGTATGAGTGATCCATACGCCCCCTGCCCCTTCCCATTTGGAGCGGTGCTGCGGTCGATCATCTATCAATGTGTCACCCGGTTGGCAGTATTTTCGCTTGTCGCCTGACATACAAACTACCATTGGGACACCGGGGAAATGCTCATTAGCCCAAGCAAGCTTTTGCGGCTCTGCCCACCCGCCGCGCGGGCAACCGGTCAGAATAATTGGCCTCATGTGCGAAACAGCATCGAACAATTCACGCGCGTCCGGCATCAAGGGCAGGTCACGATAGAAAGTAGGCTGCTCGGATTTAATGTCTCGCCAAAATATGCTGGCCCCGCTCTTGTCCTGATAGTCGCGCGGGGGAGACCCAAAACAGGTTTCGAAATGACGGTCGAAATCAGCCAGAACACCGTCACAATCCAAGAATAGTCGCATCATGCTCACCTAAGCCTCACCCCGCTCCGATCCGCGCTTATAGCCGATCTGATCCAAGATTAGCTTTCGACCAAAATCATTACGATCCGCGAACCCCTGCTCTTCGATATGGCGATCCAACGCTGCCTGCTCATCATCAGTGAACAGCAGAACAACCCGGTTCTTGCGCTTTAGCGCCTCTGGCTTCGGCTTCCGTCCCAAGCGTGCCTCTTTTGATGTCTCGGCGACATTCATAAACAGCCCTCCTTTTCGATTGCAATAAAAATACACATCACGGCTTGACGGTTAGGATATGTATTTCTATATCTATTGCAATAGTTATTGAAACACATAGAGGGAAAACCGATGCTGAACCCCACCCTGAAAATCGTTTGCCATTCTTTGTACGCCGCAGAGAAATACCTGATTACATTCACGGATGGGAAAGCGCGCTGCCACATCTGGTCCAAAGGACCCGGCGAGTTTAGCGAAAAATTGCACCGCAACACCCCGACGGGAAAGACCTACCCCAGCGGCATTGAAGAAACGCACCACACATCAGTTCGGTATGCTCAATTTAAGAAGTATGATCGCATCCGCGAACGGCTGAACACCCTATCACCCGCAGCATTCAAACTAGCCCGCGAAGAGTTTGAGCTCGAGGAAGCCGCAAAGGCAGAAGCCAAGGCAAAGGCACAGCACGAAGAAGACTTGTCCAAGCTGAGAGAACTGGCCGACCGCCTTGGATACGATCTGGTGCAGAAACCGGCAGCTGCTTAGTCCCCTCCAACCGCAGAAAGGGAACACTGTCATGCCGAGATCAGAAGTCTGCAAAAACTGCTGCCCCGATGGCGGCGCTTTGTTCGATCTAGACTATGGGTGCTGGCCGCACATTACGACCAAAGTAATGATGGAAGAGCCTGCATGGGTGAAGGTTTGCCGCAACTGCGGTCACTACAAACCACAACGCAAACGCCGCCCCCGGCTGACGTTTGACGAAATCCTCAAACTGAAAGACGACAATCGTCTGCGCAGCAAGAGAGATCGCGCAATATTCCATGCGTTTGCCGATGCCGGGGTTTGGGCCGAGTATAAGGAAGTTTGCGAAGAGTATGCCGAAATCTGCCGGGAACGTGGCATCGCAAAATATGCGATCCTGCTGCACTGGGCGTTAAACACTTACCACCGCGACAAGCTGGCCGAGGTAAGAAAGGGCATGAAACTCTGGGAAGTAAACCACCACATCAACAGCATCAAAGGCGATTTAAAAAGGGCCGCTGAGATGCTGGACGCCCTAAAGGCAAAAGAGGTAGCACAATGAAACAACAGACCGTAGTCACACCGGAAGATCGCGAAGAAGCGAAGCAGTGGGGGATGCGCGCTGGAAACTCCGGCCTGTCGCCCGCTGTTTGCCCCTACTCGAAGTCCGAACCACTCCGGGCTGACTGGATGCGGGCATACACACTGGCAACCCGCCAGAGAATTAGCCATGGCGGCGCGTCACCCATCTAGCAAAACATGGAAGATGAACATGCAGTATAAACCACCAAAAGGCATCCTGTCGCACCCCGGCGTGGAAGCATGCGACAGTGGCGAAGCTGGCGGATCAGACTACAAACACGACGTGCTGCTTAAGGTCGGCTGGGCCTTCACAAACGGACGAATGGCAGGATGTCGAACTGGGCTCTTTCACACCGTCAGCGACTTCAAACACGCCGAGTCAGTTGAAGGTAAGTGAACCATGGAAGAACGCCACGAACAAAGGATTTCCAGCGCCGCCGAGGCGCTTGGAGACTTGCCGCCCCATCTGGCAGATGAATACGGCCACTACCTAAGTGTTGAAGATCGTGAGTATGAGCCGTCCTTGGGTGACTTTCTGGCACAATGGATTGCCCGCCACGAAGACGATCCGAAAGCCGGATGGCTTGATCGCCAGTCGCTGCGCTTCATCAGGAAAGCTCTGATCAGCGCGCGGATCGCGATCCCGACCAGCGAACTTGATGCCGCGTACATTGAGAGATGGCGAAGCGATGGAAAGTCTAACGTCTGGTTCCGGCAGGACGGCACAGCCTACGAATTCGAACCCGATTTTGACGAAGAGCAAAAGCATAGATCGCAACGCCAAAAACAATGAAGGGCTGGCCGAGGGGGAATTGGCCAGCCCTTCTTTGGGGGATGTCAATCTATACGGACAGACCGACGACACCCCCATATTCCCCGTCGCGAGTGAGCGAAATTAGGGAATTCCCGTAGAGCGCAAAATAGTACGATAACCAGACCTAGATTAAGCTGGTTTTGACTTCGCGATTTGAGATGATCAATTCCTTCGCCTCGGTCGCCCCACCTTTTGATACCGAGTATTTCAGCTTGACCGGCTCCAAGTGGAACGCAGCGAAGCACTCACGGATTTCAGGCACATCGTTGATCGACAGAATGAAGGCACCCTTGATTGACGACAAGGCGTCCGCCATGCGCTCATATTCAGCGCGCTCAAACATATTTTTCCCATAGTCGCTTTCACCGCCCCAGTAAGGCGGATCTAGGTAGAACAGAGTACCCGCACTATCCCAGCGCGACACAACATCTTCCCACGACAGGTTCTCGAACACGACGCCATCTAGGCGTTCGTGCGCGGCGTCCAGAATGGGTTCCAGCTTGGCAAGGCTGAACCGAGGCGCGGTGCCCGGCGAAACCCCAAACACCCCCCGAACCTGCCCACCAAAGGCGAGTCGCTGCAAATACAGGAAACGCGCTGCCCGTTCGAGATCGGTCAACGTCAGAGGGTCGCTGGCGCGCAAGCGCTCGAACTCACGACGGGATGCGACTTGAAACCGCATCACTTCCAGAAACTGCGGGTAGTGGCGCTGCAGGATGCGAAACAGATTGGTGATCTCGCCATTCAGATCGTTGGCGACTTCGCAGGCCGGTTTCCATGTTCTACGAAGAAAAACACCGCCCATCCCTACAAATGGCTCGACGTAGGTGTCGTGCTTGATCCGGTCGATACGATCAATAATCGTCTTGTGCAGCACCTTCTTTCCGCCCAGCCAAGGTGCAACTGGGGCGGCGGGTGAAACTTTTTGCATTGTCGTCATGGTTGTTTCCAGAATAAGAAACGCCCGCTCTCGCGCGAGAGAGTCGGGCGACGTTTCTGGACAGATTGCGTCGGCGCAGCCGGTGTGAACAAGTGGCTGCGTGGTTGCGGTGTTAGCGCACCGCGACCCCCGCCAATTCGGGGAAAGAAGATATGGACCATGTTATGAAAATTATCGCCGTCACGCTGGCGATCATATGCGTCAGCGCGACGGCTTATACGGGCTATCTATGGTTCAAATCAGATACGATTGAATTCGCGTTCGCCGATGTCCCGAAAGACATCGCCGTGTCGGCACTTATTGCCATATGGAGCGGCATTTTCAGCGCCGTGTTTTGGCATTTCAGCGACAATTGAACTTCGCGGTCAATCGTCCCAGTCATCCGACCGGGGCGTGATCCCCGTGAACATGCCGATGCTGCCACGGGTGCGGCCTCTGGACATCGCCTTGACCTTCCAGCCGATACGCAGATACAGCCGGAACTCTTTTGACGTCCAGCGCCAAACACGAATAACCCCGAAGCTATAGCCGGGCTGGAACTCGAAAAACCGCAACCCGTTGGCTTCGACCTCAACGTAGCTAAAGGACCAGCCCCGGCGCGGGGCCTCATAGCTTCCCGTCGTGCGCAGAACGGACCAATCTACATCTTTGTGATGCAGTGGAATGCCCATCATGTAGCGCAAGCGGTACGCCCGGTTTCGCCAAAGCCATCGGCACAACCCGGCCCGCTGCCCCCATCTTTCGACCACTGCAGCTGTAGCCGGTTCTGACAGCGGGCCAGACCACCCCACATTGTCGTGGGTTTCAAGCCACCGGACTATGTAAGGAAGTCGCCCTTCACGATCCGCGAAGATAACGGCGACCGGCACAAGCGGCCACGCCAGCAGTTTCCCAATGATGTGCAAAGGCAGAAAGCACACAAAACGAATGATCATCCAGACCATTGAAAAGACCTCATTGTGTTGGGATTCAGGAAGAGACAGGCGCGGCCCGCAAAGGCCACGTCACGATGTCGAAGAGCATCTGCGGAGAAACCCTGTGGGGATCGGGCAGACCCAGCGCGGCGGCGCATAGCTCGGAACAGAACCAACGCGCCTTGTCGTGCCCGCCAAATGCAAAGAAGTGCGACAGGATCAGTCCGGGGTAGTCATAGGGCGCCCCTATCCGCTCACGAATATACGCCTCGGGATCGGCAGACGGGATTGCCAGTTCCACCAAATCCCAATGCTCAGGGCTGAGATGGATCATCTTTTCCCGCACGCCACCGTCGCGACCAGATGATGACAAGCAAACGTACTCAGACCCAAGTTCGACCGGGCCGGGTATGAACTCTACATGAGAGTAGCGACCACGGGTTGCAGCACGGATCACAGCATCAGTAGCGCGCGACCAAAAATCGGCCGAGCGCCCCTTGTAGAAGGCCAGAGTGATCATCAGCTGCGACTGGCCCTCAAACCGTCATACCAATCAGCACAGCGCTGTATGCGGTCATTCTGCCCCGACAGCGCCGCATCAGCTTTCAGCAGCGCGACATCCAGACGATCACCGATAGCTACGCCGCTGCGGACCAGCTGGCGGCAATCATCGGGATATTCCGGCAGGGCATTCTGGGCGCGCAGTTCCCCTGCCCGCCGCCCTGCGTCCCGCGCTTGTTCAAACTCAGTTTGACTGCAGGCGGCGCAGAAGATCAGCACCGACAACGCCGTCAGGATTGATTTCGGTTTCACGCTCATAAGCCTCCAATTCCACAGCCAGTCGCATCGCTTCGCCGCGCGCGACCTGAATTTTCTCTTGCAAGTGATGCTTTGCGGCGTTTTCGACCGCGATCTGCGCCCGCAGGGCATCAAGTTCAGCGCGCGTGGCCGATATGTCGTATTCCTGCTCGCACTGAGAAATGGCCAGTTCCCGCGCCCGTTTTGCGACCATCGAACGATCCAAGACAAACGCAGCCCCCAACGCGGCCACAACGACCACGCCAATCACGATCCGATTAACCATTGATGCGCCCCCTCCCTTTCCATTGGACGGTTGCCCAGTCCATGCCGTGCGCCGCTGCCAGCCACGTAAAGACCGCAGGAGCGGCATAACGAACCATCTCTTTTGCAAAGAGCGCCTTGACGCCCATGGCGTCCAATACGGACACCACGACCGCCGCTGACAGCCAGATCAGGAATAGGAACCAAGCGCTTTCGCGCTTGCCGGTGTCGCCACCAATCACCTTGTTTTTGAACCATTCAAACACGGCGCACCCCTCACAACCGGGCGAATTGGAAGTGCATCCAATCCGCGCCCCACGCATAGCCTGCGGGCGTGCCGCCGTGCGCCATGACGATGTTCCAGAACGGCTCATAGTCGGAATGGGCGAATTGCGCCCTGTCGGCCCCCCAGCGCAGCTGGTTTTTCGCCGGGTTCAGATCGAGTGCCGCGCCATAAGCGTGAGTAGACAGCGTGTCGCCGCCGCGCTTCTTTCTGTAGTTGAAGCACCCGCCGTAAATATTGAGGTTCAAACGCTCAATATCCGCCTGACCGTAATGCTTTACGGCATGCCGAAAAATGTCCGTAAACGGGCGCGCAAGCTTTTCATGGCAGAAGAAACGACGAATGACCTGCTGCTTGTTCCAAGCCAGCAACATCGGGAATGGCAGCACGACTTCGCCAGCCGTGCACTGAGGTCCGCCTGCCGCCCCATAGAACGTGTGCATATCCGATTGACGCGGGAATAGCGCCTGATTTGCGTGTGTTCGCGCACCCTTGACGGGCACAATCGGAACGGACCACGAAACGCCAGCCTTTTTGCTACGCCACGCGATCAGGGCTTCGGACGTGTTGTGACCGACGTAACCGTCGATATGGCCCGGCTCGAACCCGCCCGCATGTAGGACCGCTTGCGCGGCCCCGATCAAACGGCGACGGCGCGACCACCTGTCGGGTGGCTTCCGGTAAGAACGGGCGTGCAGCTTTTCGACTGCGGCTACAGCTGAATAGGTCTTTGGCCCCGCCGTGCCATCAATTGCACCTTTATAGTAGCCAGCATCGGCCAGCACCAATTGGATGTCCGACACATTCATGTCACACCTCAAGAGTTTGAATTTTCGTTTGGTTTGCAGCCCGACCCTGATCACTCGTCAGTCGTCGCGGCTATACTCGCGCAGCAGTGGCTATCCCAAAAAGCGAACAAGAATGAAGGTGATCAATATCGCCAACCAAAGAGCCACCGACGTAGACCACCTGATCGACTTGTATACTGGCGACCGCACAATACGCTTGAAGAAGTGATACGCCTGAAAGAAGTGGATCATTTGTTGGCCCTCCGCATCCAGCGCAAGAACCAATCCATAACCACTTCGCGTGACTCCGTGATGATGGAATGCGCAGCCCAGCCCAACAGAAAGGACACGATCAACAGACCGCCCGGCCCGGCTTCGAACTTGATCAGGGCCAACAGAAACGGACCACCAAAAGTGCCCGCAACGGTATTGAACACCACGATCATACTGGCCTTCTTAGGCTGCCAGCCGTCCAATTCCAGCACAGCCACTACCGCGCCAAGCAGAGCGATTATCAGGAATTCCCACGCCGAACCCCGTGCGGCCAACCATGAACCAGCCACGGCAAAGAGGCCCGCTGACGCAGACCCGATCACTTCCATTTTCATTTTTGGTTTTCTCTCTAGATTTCAGTCACAGCCCGATGGCGCAACAACCGCGCCAGCACTTGTTATTCCGCCCGCAGTTTTCCTGAGACGGACGTGCGAAACCCACTGGCCTTGGTATATTGATGGGTCACGCGATCCAGAATGAACTCAATACCATCTACAAACGGGTGAACCCCCGCAAAAACCAAAGGCTGACCAGCCAGCAGATCAGGCCGACCACTCACCCAGCATGACATCGATGTGGCACCGCGCAGCATCTCGCGGGCCGCTGACTTAGCCGCGGCCTCGGCCTCTTCCTTGGAGGCGTAGGGCCACTTCAAGACGTGTTCACCAGTAGCGCTGTCATCCCCCGGAACCACGACCGGGCGGCGCTGCGCCCCATTTCTGTCATGCCAATACGCCTTGACGGTTTTGAACCGGTCCACGTCCGTCTCTGAAACCTTGCAGCTTCCGGTAATCAGCGTTTCCGGGCTGATAACAGCCGGTCCAATCGTTGCACCGCCTGCCGTTTTGCCAGCCCCACGCTCCAACCACAAAAGCAGGCCGTTCTTGATACTGAACAATGCACCGTGCCGCAGGGCCAGCCGATCCAGAAAGGACAAATCGGATTCATCCTGCTGGCCAATCCACGGGTAAACATAGCTCGACACAGCGTCGGCGATCTTAGTTTCCAGCCCGTACTCGCCCGCGATCCCGCTGACGATGCTCTTGATGCTGGAATTGTCCCAATGCCTTGATTTTCCCGCCTTCATTTCTGAACGCAGGTCTGCCGAATGACCTTTGACCGTGATCGTGTTCGGCAGACAGGACCGCGATACGCTGTTGATGACGAAGTTTCCAAGGAACGTGACAATGACACCTATCGTCACCACAACCGATACCGCAGCGCCCCGTCGTGGCGGGGCAACATGCGGCTGGCCATCGCTCAACGTCATCGTCAAGGAATCTGACTGGATGCCTTCATTATCCGTGATACTCAAACTGATCAGCCTGGAATCAAAGATTGAGCCAACCGGCTTGCCATCAACCGTGATTACAACAATCGGGCGTATCATTAGTCCCAGAGCCTCACGGATTGCGTGGTAAGGGATTGCAGGTTCAGATCAGGCAAGATGATTGACGCCCCACGCGGAAGCCGGTGCGCCACATCCTTGAGCGTTGGGTTGGCCTCCAATACACGTTCAACCGCCCCGGCTTGACGCCCATATTCCCGCTGGCAGATCAGGTCCAACGCTTCACCTTCGCCGGTTGTGTAGGTTCTCGCCATCTACAGCGCCCCCAGTATTGACAGCAGCGACAGACCGCTGCCCTTTCGTTTCAGTTCGATGGAATAGGCATTGCGACCGGGCGTACCGAAACGGTCATGAAACGCCCGATCTTCGTCAATTTTCTGGATGGCATGGCTTCCAAAAACCGAACCACCCAGTGACACCAGCATCAGCGGAATGCCATTTTTTGCCGCCAACCGAAGCCCTTCCAACGTGCCAAGCCCGCCAAATTCCCTCGGGAACAAGACACCGTTGATCGTGACGGTTTCTGACCGTGGGCCAGTCCATTGCAGTTCATTGAACCCGCCCACGGTTTCCAGTTCAGCCCAAGTCACATCGGTTGAGCGCCCAAGATTGGTGTAACCGAAGCCATGCGACTCAAAGAGGAACGGCCCCAGCGCCAGCGTTACAGGTCCAGCCATTCAAATAGCCTCCTAACCATCAGAGAAACTTGCCGAAAGCGTTGCCGACAACCTTTCGCCAAGCCTGTCCTCCATCACATCCACCAAACCGTCGGGATCAGAGACGCCAGACGGTGCCGTAACCTCAAAACGCTCAATGTGAATACTCACTCCGCCGCCCAAACCGGGCGCACCCCGACCACCAAGCGAACCCGCAGCTGACGAAGCCGCGCTCTTCGCACCCCGCGCCAGACTATTCATCTGGACTAGCTGCGAATGCGTGGCGACGTAGGAGTCCCGGCTGGCAAAGATCGGTTCAGGGCCACGCTCACCCGCCATGTACGAGTGAAAGGCCCGCATCCGGCCACCAAGCGAACGTGCGCCAGTAACCGGCGTGACTTCCCGACCGTAGCCCAGAGATTGACCGCGCCGAACAACTGCGGCCCGCTCAGCGGGATCGGATGACGATCCACTTGCCGAACCGCCAAACAATCCGAAACCGGAAAGGTCGAACTTAGGAACGATCGCAGACCAATCCCAAACCGGCAGAAGATCGGCCCATTCAAAACCGAACCAGTTTTCCCAACCGATACCCGGTATGAAGATCGACCATGGTAGCAGCGCCAGTCCGATTGCCTTCCATGTGAACAGTCCAACCTTGGACGCCAGACCCTTCCAATCAATGTCCGGTATCCATTCCCGCCACGGCAGTTCGCTAAGGCCAAGATACTTCCATGCGAACATGCCGATCTCTGCCGCCATCACAGCCCAACCAATCACCGGGATCAGGCGCAACGCCCCGCGCGCAAACCACTTGAGCGGCGTGATCAGACGCCCCCAGCCGCGCGCGTTCATGCCGAACTTACCCGACCGGGAAGCAAGCCCACCCCACGATACTGCAGGCAGAAGGCTTGCGCCCCAGCGAACCGGCGAGATCAGTGAGGCAAGCCGAAAGCGCGGCATCCGACCGAGCATTCGGAAACGCCCGCCCAACCGCGTCAGACTGCCTCCCGCGAAGATCGCCCGAGCGCCCAGACCAACCAAGCCAAACCTAAGAACAGCCAGAGACCCAATCAGACCCGCAGCTGCTGTCAGCATTACGCCACCGGCAACCGCCATGGCACCAAGGGCGAGACCGCCAACCAGCAACCACTTTGTCAGCTTCGGATGCTCTTTGATCCAATCGGTTGTCGCACCGATCAGTTCCCGCGTCAGAACAAGCAACTCATTGTAGAGCGGCAGTATGGTTTCACCGGCCACCGTTTTGAGCCGCTTCCACTCATTCCCAGCCAGTTGCTCATTGTTCTCGGTTGTTTTGGCGCGCTCCTGATATTCCCGCTCCACGCTACCCAAGAACTCGCGCTCATCGGCCACAAGCCCCAGAGCTTCGCGCAACAGGTCCAAATTGGTCAGCAACGGCGCAATTGCACGCGCCTCATCGCCAAAGATGTCCGATGACGCAGACGCCCTCAGATGTTCGGGCAGCTGCGCAATGCGCTCGAATACATCAATGGTCGTGCCTACAGCGTCCTGCTGCAGCCGCTTCGCTACATCCTCGGGGTTCAAACCGATGCTCTTGAACGCGGCGCTCTGGCGCTTGGTAGCCCCTGCCCCGCGCGCCAAGGCCCGCCCGGTGTTCCTGAATGAAGTCGCCGCCACATCAGGCTGCGCACCCGCCGCAATCATGGCCGAACCAAAGGCCAGCGTCTCAGACGGGGCAAACCCATACTGAGTGCCAGACGCACCCGTGCGCGAAATGAAATCCAGCACATCCGGTGCGGTCGAAGCCATGTTGTTCGACAGATGGTTGATACCATCGAACAGCACGCCCGTTTCATCCAGCGTCAGGCTCAAAGCGGTCCTGATCTTGGCCATAGCCGTGCCGGACTTTTCGGCGGCTATGTCGAAGGCAACGCCCACTTTGGATGCCCGCTCAGCAAACGGAAGCAATTCATCGTTCGCGAAATCCGACTGTCCGCCCGCCGCAACGATGTCGGCGATGTTCTCAGCAAGCATCGGAATGTCCGTGGACAAATCCAGAATACTTGACTTCATCCGCGCTTCATCAGCCGGGCTGCTAAAATCCACAACTTTGCGGATCTCGGACATCGCCGTTTCAATCGTCTTGGCCTCATCCAGAGGATCGGACAGCGCCGTTACGATCCGACGCCCGGTCTGCTGAGATGCGCCGCCCACAAAGCTAAGGTTTGCGGCGCGCGCCAAGTCGCGATCCATACGCTCACGACCAGCAGCGATACGTTGCTGCATCTGGTCCAGACGGCGCATCTTTTCCATACGACGGTCAAACGCAGAAGTCCCGCGATCCAGCGCCGTCGCCAGACGACGCTCATCAGACGCCAGATCGTTGGTGTCTACACCCGCGCCGCGCAGCTGGTTACGCAATCCGCCCAGTTGCTCACGATTGCGATTGTGCGACTTTGCCAAACGGTCGGCAGTTTTGCGGGCCGCATCAAACTCACGACGCAGCTTTTCTGTCGGATTCTTTGTGGCCCGAATTTCAGCCTTCAGCTGGCGGACTCGCTCCTGCGCGCGCGACAGGGCGTTAGCCGATTTCTCAACCGCGTCCCGCTTTTTCTTGAAATCCTCAATAAGCTTGAGTGGGCCACGAATACCTTGTAGCCGTCCAAGCTCAGTCCGAACGCCATCCGCAAAACGCCCAGTAACCGTCTGCATTTTCCGAACGTCGGCAGAATACTTGTCCACCGCACGGATGGTCAGCTGCGTTTCTATGCGTTTGGTCGCCATTTCCCGCCGTTCACCTTGAAAATGTTGAGGAAAACACCCATCTTAGGTGCATGGATATCTTTGCGATTATCTTCGCCGTTCTGATGATCGCCGCCGCTATCGCGGCGACGGTCTTTCTCGCTGTGTTTGCCGTTGGCATTTGGGGTGCACTGGCCTTTGCGGCGCTGCTGATCCTGATGTACCGTGCGTTCACGCATCAGAGCGGCCCCGACCGCCCAATGAGGCGCGAGACCTTGAACGCTTTCCAGCGCCCGCTGTCCGAAGACTGAAATCACTCGAATTTCAAACGGGTCGCATCCCAGACCTTGTGCGCTGCCCGATGCCACTTGTCGAACTCGGTTTGCTTCATCGCCAATACCTGCGGCAGCGGCGTAGAGAAGACCTTGGCGACAAAGCCAGCGGCGAAACGAAGTTCGGCTACGACTTCGCCTTGGCTCCGTTTCCCGACGACTTCCCGGCCCGAGATTTCATCTGGGCTTTCATATGCGCCTGATAGGGTCCAAGCACCCTTTCTTCGATCTGCAGGTAATCCTGATTTTTGATTTTCAGGATCACCGCACGATCAACACCAGCCATCCCTGCCAGTAAAAGAACGGATTGCTCAGACGGCTTTTCCGCCTCTTCGACAGCGATGTTGGTGCCGAAGTCGGGTTCGTCAAACACCAGCTTGGTGTGGGTTTCTTCATCGACTGTGATCGGTCGTTTCAGTGTGATATCGACAGGAAAGTCCATGGTTATGCTCCTTAGTTCAGCAGCAGTGCGGCGTTGATGTCATCGGTTTGGCTGACGCCGCCGACCGAGAAATTGAAGTCGTCAAACTCGAACATCTCTTGATTGTCGATTTCCAGTTTGCCGTAGTTCTGAGTGACCATGCATTTCAGTTCAGCAGGATCACCCGGCTTCCAGCTGCCCGCATCCGGTGAGATCAGGCGACCGCGCACGGTGTAAACCGCGCTGTGAGTGGTGCCGTCTTCATCGACCAGCGCGCCTGTCACCATGAACGGATGTTCGGTTCCCGGCTTACCGGTCATCAGCTTGATGGTGGCGGGATCGAACGCTTTCATGGTGAATTCGAGATCGTCAACCTCGTACCCCATCGCAGCCTTGCGTTCTTTGATCATACCGCCGTTGCGGAAGGATTCTGTTTTCTCTTTCGGCATCGAAATACCGACCTCGGAAAACTGGCCCAGCTTCTGGTCATTGTTAGCCCAAAGCATGCAGTTCCGCAGGATAAATGCGGGTGTGCTTTTCATGTGTGTCTCCAATCTCGAACACGTTGAAAGACGGATGCACCGCCGGTGCATCCGCTAAGTGGGTTTGTCGCTACTGTGGAGCTTACGAGGCCGCGCTCAGCGCGTCCTTGGTGACTTCCAGATAGTAGTTGATATTCCGGTGCGCCAAGAACCGGATATCTTCCATCGGCGCGGGCGGCTCAAAATCCACGCTCAGCGTGATCTTGCCCCCGGCCAACTGCGTCGGATCGTTCAGCGCCTGATCAATCCAAACTCGGCCACCCAGAATTGCACCAAACGCTTTGAAGTTGCGCATAGCGGCATTACCACTTTCGACCATCAATTTGACGTTGGCCGCAGAGAATGGCTTGTCCACGAATTCCAGATAGGCTTCCAGCAGAGCTTCATTGATGAAGTCAGCAGTACGGCGAACAGGCGTGAAAACCCACAGGTCATCGTCGGTCGCCGACCGGTTGCCCCAAGTGACAAAACCCGATCCATGATTGACGATAGCACTCACATGGTTTTCGTTCAGATAATCCGACTGTAGCCCATAAGATACCGCCCGAGATACGCCCCCGATACCGTTGATCGGCTTGTTCGACAGCGAATGCCAGAACCCCAGTTCGGTATCCACTCGCGCCTGCACGCCAGCGAACCGCGCCGAAGCGGGTCGCGAAACATAGTCGCTGGTATCGGTATCCCAGACCAGAACTTTCTGGTCTACAATATGGACGCGCTGAGAATTGATCAGCTGGCGATAAGCCACCGCTGTGACGTCCGTCGTATCAGGGCCATCCACAAAGGCTACAGCCTTCAACTTATCAAGCACGCCGATCAGTTCAGCCACCACCGGGTTCGCGGTTACGCCGTCACCGCTGGTGAAACCGGGGATCGCGATCAGTCGCGGCTTGATGCCCAGCATCGCCTCGGCCTTCAACAGCGCATGAACGCCGGTCTGAGCCGTTACATCGCCCACCAGATTGCTCATAGTCGCAGCGGCGTCCGCCCCCTCTTCGACGCGGATAACGATTGTGCGGGGGTTGATCTGATCGAACACGTCATCGACCGCATCTTTCAACGTCCCAGTGTCGCCCAGATCAGCGAAATCAGCGGGGTTGCCGTTACTCAGAACCGGCGTGTTTAGCGGGAACTTGGCTGCGTCAGCAGCCGGTGCCGTACCCAGCAAGGCAACAACCGCCGTTGGAGCGATGTTGACCAAAACGGGTGTTTCGTTTGATTCCGCCAGACGCGTGCCATGGTGGAAATTCAGAAAGCTCATTGCATTCTCCTAACCAGAAAAGAAAACCCGGCACGCATCTGCCGGGTGGAACCCGGTATCCACCGGGCAAATTCGACGCTCAGATGCGCCTATCACTGACTGTCGCTAGACAGCCTCCATGATACCTTCAAGCTGCTCCATGGCCTGCTCCTGCAAGCCCTGCAGCTGTAAAATCGCCGCCTCAAGCTGTTCGACATCGACAGCGGCAGGAATGACCGTCTCGGCCAGCCCCTCCATACCTTCGACCAACTGGGTCGCCCGAAAGAACCGAGAATTCTTCGCGATTGTGCTGTCGCGAAGCGCCTCGGCAGTGGTTTCCTTGACAGCGGCTTCGATCTCGAAACCCGCACGCGCCTCAGCTGCAATTTCACGCAGCGGCCCGTCTGGATCACCACCGTTTTCGTGCGCTTTCCAGATCAGTGCGTAGGGCGTCTTCCCGATCCATGCGATAGCGCGCGACGGCGGGACGTTCTTTGCAATAGTATGCCGGACCTCCGTGGCGATACCACGGGCCTCCTGAATTGCAGCGTCTTTGCGCTCATCCAGTGTAGGCGCAGGCTTTTCCGTCAGCGCATCGACAGGCAGAGGACCAAGCACCTCAACTTTGTGCTCGGATTTATCCGCAAGCCAATAGGTCTCACCTCGGCGATCTTCGATTTGCACCCATGCCCCGTCCTTGTAGACCCTCGCTTTTCCGCTCTCCTTATTCGGAGGCGCAATCAACGTGGCGTTGCCCGGCACCATCGGCGTGCCGTCAACGGGGTCCATCCGGGCTTCGGTTTTCCCCAAGAGTTCATTGGTGGTCGAGTGGTAGTGATAGAGTTTCGCCATTGCTACTTCCTCAATATGCCCGAATACAAATCATGCGGGCGTTACTATGCATTCGGGCCTCATCAACATTCTGGTAGACCCCGCTGGCCGAACCAGTCACGCCGTCTGATCCCACCGCACCCTGAGACGCATCAAAGTTGAAACGAACCTGACCGTCTTGACTTCCGTTGTTGAAGTCCACGTTGATGCGACCGAAATCGGACGGCACAAACACACCTTCAAAATCATCGGTATTACGATCAGTTGACGCAAGTCGCGACGATTGGCCAACAATGTTGGGCAGCGCTGTCGGCTGGTAGGAACCAAACACGCGCCCAACATCCAGACCACGACCATGATCCCAACCCCGATTCACCACAGCCCGACCATCTGGCAGTTGGAAACTGGTGACCCCGTCACCGGGGCCGAACATGCCAACATCCGCGCCCGTCGCATCCAGCATTCCCGATACCTGAACATGCGCCCAGAGAACCGGATATGATGCACGCAATATGGTTGAGCGATCTTCTTCCAACCAACCGGATGGCGGAGCGTTACCCGTCCAATACATCTCCATCCCAATCGGGCAAGCTTGACCGAGCTGGCTTGTTATTGTCGCTGCGAAATTCGGATCATCGCCAAGGGCTGCGGATAGCTCATTCAAGGTATCCAATGCACCCGGTGCGCCGTTCAGAAGGTCATCAATCAGAGCCTTCAAAGTGGCAGGCGAGATTGACTTGTTTGAGATTGCGCCCGCCCGCGCTTCTGCAACAGATGCAAAATCCACCGCCAACGACCGATCATCCCCCATGTCACCACCACCCAGCAGACCTGAGCCAGCCGAAATAAGCCGCTCAACTGGGACATAGGCATCGGTTCCAACAACCTGCAGGATCAGGTTCTGCAGGTCGGAAAAGACAACATGAATGCGCATGAGCGCGGAAACAGTGTCCTTCGGCTTATTCACGGGCGGGTCATAATAGCAGATGGCGATCAAATCGCCGTCGCTGTCGAACAGACCCGCCTCACGAATGACGAACGGCCCCTCCTCCACATCCAGAAGGATTTCAAAGAATGCCGTGTTCAGCGCCTCTGGAACCGACCCAGAACCTTGAATGCCCTTGCGCCCAAGTTCGTTTATCAGTTCCGTTTCGCCGCCGTTAGGGACGTTATCACCGTCACCCCACGCGATTTCGGTAATCGTCAGCGGTGTTCCGTTTGCCAGCGCCGCAGCTTCTTTGTTGCGCCCGACCAGTGTCATAAGTGCTGTGCTTGCCATTAACGCGCTCCTTACGCGACTGTCGCGATACTGGTGATCCGCGTCGTCGCAATCACTGCAACAGACGACGCCGCATCCAGCACCGGTGGTGGATCAATATGTGCGTCTGCGATCACCCGCAGATGCGTCAGGGCAAAAATGCCGTGATAGACGGTTGGCTCAGATCGAACGCCAAGCTGTAGCGCCCAACCCCGAGACACTGGCGATACACTGTTCAAGATCGCTTGCATCGCGCTAACAATCGGATCTGTGACAATCAAATCCGTGGCCCCATCAAGCGGGTTGGTCACATAGGCGCGCGCAATGAACGTGCCCGGCACACCAGAGCCGCCCGGATCGAACCATTCGATCAGTTCGATATCAACGCCGAACGCTGACATGGCCTTGCGGATGGCAAAGGGCGTGCCCTTGTGCCGGTGCACTTCCGCACTGACAGCGATGACCTGCCGCTTGATGTCCTCGGTCCAGTTCGAGTCCCAAGCATCGACCGACAATTCCCACGCCAGATGATCTAAAAGCCCCACATCAACAGTCATCGGGTCTTTGGTGATCATTTGCACTGGAAGGCTGAACAACCGCTCTTCCAGCGCATCCAGCACCTTTGCCAGATCAGTTGCGGTAGGTGGCAGCAACGTGTCCTTATCAGACATCGCGCCACCCGCCCGTTATCGACTGCAGGGTAATATTGATGCCGGTGCAGTGCGGCGCATCAAATGGACCTATGTCGATATCAGCTGCAGGCGAAATCAACTCAACGTCAACAACCCCCTCAACCTTCAGGGCCGCGCCGATGGATGTACGGTAGAGCTTGCGGCCAATCCGAATGCGGCCATTGATGAATGCCTGCGCCGCCTCATTGGCAGTGGCCTCCACAATCGCTGCAGCCTGCGCCGATGAGACGTGCAACACGGCCTCAATCGCGTAGGGAACGGGTGTCGCCGACACCACCGTCAGCTTGTCGCCGACAGGGCGTCTGGTGTCCTGCGTACAATGCTCGAACACCGCGTCGATCAGATCGGCCCCTGCCGTCCCGTCACCTTCGCTGGACAGGATGACCATCTGAGGTTCAGCTGGCGGTATCGCGGGATCAAGATCGTCGTTCGGTCCATAAACCACGACATCAACCACCCGGTTGTCCGCATCCAAGGCCCAATAAACATAAGACCCGGCAGTCCCGTGCGGCGACCAAGCCTCAATCACCAGCTGAATGCGCGCACGGAATGCCTCATCACCCTCATAGATCAGGTTATCCGGGTCGCTGTCATCCAGAACGCGGCGAAGAACACCACGGTTCGCGCCAATCTGGTCAAGGTCCGAACCCCGAGCCGTTGACAGAAAAACCGACCGCAACGCTTCGTTAATCCGGTTTTCCAGATACAACTCTCGCGCCGCAGCAGCTTCGTTCAAATAGCGCATGGGACTGGCAGCAATATTGCGCGCCAACCCAATGATCTCGGAAACCTTCGCGGCCTCAAACCGCTCCGATAGCTTAGCTTCCAGTTCGACCAGACGGGCCTCAAGGATCGCGTCATAGTCCAATTGCCCGACCGTGGTTATCGGCGGCAAAGTGGTCAGGTCCAGCGCAGCAAAACGGCTCATGCGGCAATACTCCAATTGTCCACGCGGTTTTGCTGCATCCGCACGGTTTGCTTCTGATCAGACACGGTGGAAACGTCCCCAAGATGAGCCTTGGGCCGGTAGCTGCCGATCAGGGTCATTGTGAAAACGCCGTCAGCTGCACCATGCAACTTCACGTCTGACAACTCGAAACGTGGCTCCCACCGCTCAATTGCCTCAGCAACCGCCACATAGAGCGTCACAATGCTCTGATCATTCATCGGCGCATCAATCAGCAGGGGCACGTCAGACCCGAACTCACGCCGGAATACCCGCGTGTTGACGCGCGTGGACAGAATGGTTTGCAGGCTCTGCAGCACCGAGTCCCATCCCTCCACCGATCCACCGGTTTCGTGGTTCAGGTCCATTTTCTAGCCTTACGATTTGGCTTTGCGCGCAGGCTTTTCGTCGGCGGTTCCCGCGCCCTTGACGCGCAGACCGGTGCCATGCGGGGGCATATAGTATTGGGCCTGCCGCTCGGTCATTTGGATGGTTTCCCCTTCCTCGCGCCACTGACCGTCGATGTGACGGGCCTCCACGACTTCATAGTCCACCTTGGTGGGTTTCTTGTCTTCCATGTCTCTCTCCTAGAAATGGGCCTCAACCGCCCGCAAAAACTGTCCCAGACCCACTCGCAACGCTGGACCCGCAATCAACCGGATCACCTATGCGCCCGATGGCTCTGCCATTGGCAAAAACCGTGCCAGACCCGGCGCTGAGCGCCCCGCCATGTGGCGGACACACATCGCAACCATGTGCCGCCCAAGCATCCCCGACACGATGCACCGCGATCCCATCCACATAGACATCGCCGCTTGCACTCACAGACGCACGGGGCGGGAAACACCCGTGCCCCGTGCAGCTATCCCCCAACCGTGTAACAGCAGGCATCAGTTCAGATCGATCCGCGCAGCGGACAGCGAGATCGACGCGCTGTTGATCGTCACAGTGCTTCCCCCAACGGTCAGGGTGATTTCAGAGCCACCGCCAGTGATCGCAATCCGTGCTTCACCAACTGCCGCCATCACGAACTCATCCCCTGCAGCTGACGGCCTGCCATTGACCGCTGAATTGAGACTGCCTTGAATGCTTGCGTCCGCAAGATCGCCGGTCTCGGAAAAAATCCGAACCTGCTGACCGACCGACGGCGGGTTGTGAGTTTTGTTCGCGCCAGCTGCAGGCTCTTCCCAAGGTATCCAGCCCGTCACAAAGGGCTGATCCCCTTCGTTGATTTGCACTCGCGCAAGCCCCTCAGCCGCGTTCACTTCCACAACCTTGCCGACGCGTGTCTGTGACCGCAATCGCCGCTCAATGTCCGCGATACGCCGCCCCATGGCCTCCAATTGAACCGAAAGACCAGACATCAAGCACGATCCTCAGAACTTTCGACCTCGGTCAATTCATCGGTGCGCGCAACGCCCTCAAATCCACCCAACCGTAAGTCGTCAGCGGTTTGTACCGTCATGCCTGTCAGGCGTTCATAGTCGAATGCGGTTGCAGGATCAGCATCGCCCAGCAAGCTTCGAAATAGTTCCAACTGGGGAAGCGCGTCGCGCTCCATCAAATCCAACAGGCGTCGCCACGGACTCATGTCCGACAATTCCTGCCCGTAGATGGGATCGGGGAACACGTCCACGGTCAGTTTGGTTTGAGCCGCCGCAAGGCGCACGTTTTCGGCTGCACTGCTGGACCGAACACATTCCTTGCCCTCATAGGACTTCACGAAGCCGCCAAATACCTGCGCCCATTCGCTATCTGGATCACTCAGCGCCCTTCCGATCTGGACTTCCAGCACATCAAGCACCGCCTCAAAGTTGGCGTCTGTGGCCGGAAGCTCCTGCAGGATATAGGCCGCGCCTGTATCCTTGTCCGTTTGCGTCATTGTCATTGACACGCCGCAATTGAACAGCATCTCCACCGCCCCATTGGCGCGCATCCCGGAATGCTCCAATTCCTTTGATTTAGCGGAGTCGGTGTAGACGGCGATAAAGGGGCGCTCTGCCTTTGTACTCAAAGCGCCGTCGGCAGTCTGATCAAACACCGAAATCTGACTGTCCAGAACACTGTCACCAACCAAAGTGTTCGCCGCTTTCAAAGCCTGTATGGCCGAGATACGCAGCGCCATCATCGTCAAAGACATTAGTTGGAATCCCCTAGTTCGCAGATCAGTCGAAGATGCGACCGATCATCTACATTCCGCACTTCAAAGACCGGTTCGCCAATGCGATCCAACGCAACGATCTTGTCACCCTGCCGGATAACCAAACCGGGATATGTCGTGCGGTCGATCCTCAGATACCCACCATCCGCAGCGACACCGCTGCGCGACGTATTTCCGCGCCCGAAGTTCGGATGCTCAGCTTCGCGATCTCCTGTCCGAAGCGGCGCGAATATTTCAACGGGATTTCGGTCGGCGTCTGGCTGACCGGCAGACAAAGGCAGATGACGAATGGTTTCAGCCCAAACGTCATCAACCTCTGCCTTTAGCTCATCCCGCAAAGCGGCCCGATCCATCAGGCGGGCGTCTGCAGTTCCGCCAAGGCGGTGCGGGCTTCATCCAGCTGTTCGGACAGTTCAGCCCAACCGTCGTCGCCCTCGCTCATCGCCTCCATCTTGGCGGTGATCCCATCCACAACGCCCTGCGCCTCTGCCAGCTTTTTCGCCGCATCGGCGTCGTCAACCTGCTGTGACGACTGGCTTGCCTTTTTGCTGGACTTTTTCGGGGGATCACACTCGACGGCAAATCGGTCTGCAATCAAATGATCCGCATACGATTCGGGCAACTGAACTTCTTCGCCGCGCTTTACCTTCTTGTCTTTTTTCTCGCCGATCACATCCTTTGGGATCGTGATGCCAGTGACAAAATTCACCCACTTTTTCTTAGCCCGCGCCATGACGTTCTCCTTTGCTCGGTCACATGCCAAAGCGCCAGTCGGCGCTTGAGGATACAACCAAAAGCCCGGCGCAGACGCACCGGGCTTTCATGCTTTGTTTCTTGGGGTTAGATCAGGCCGCCGCCGCGACAGTCAGACGGCGAAGTGCACCCGGCTTGGTGCAGAGGTTGATGTAGTTGCTCTGCGAGTCCAGATGGCGACCCTTCCCATTGGCCATCGCATACTGGCGCGTGTAGCGCGGCAGGCCGATGGTGTTGACGGTCTCTTCGTAATCCGCAGGACCGAACCGGGTCAGGTACAGACCGGCAACGCCCACTGGGAATACACGCGCTTCATCCGGCGCAATGAAACCAGCGCCACCGTTCGCATCACGCGCTTTGCGGCCAGTGCGATAACGCTCCCAAGTGATGCCAGCAAAGCTGAACTTGTCCGGCACACCTTGGCGAAGAACATCAGCACCCGAATGGCCCAGGAATGTCTCGCGAACAACTTTCTGCAACCACATATGGCTGTGGAAATCACGGCCCGTCAGGGAATGGATGCCGCCGTAATCCTGATCCAGTTCGTCTTCAATCGGATACACCACATTGTCTTTGATCTGCTTGTCCAGATCAGCAACGTCACCAGCGCCGATCCCAAGCTGAACTGCGGCAGGCACAGGAATTTCAAACCGGTCATACAGATTGTGAAGCACCCGACCCTGACCGCTCGAAACCAGACCCTTGATCGCACCAATGCGGCTGTGTTCCAGCGTCGTATCCATGCGGCGTGCATGGTTGTCCTGCTTTGAGTCGATACGGCTTTGGATCGTTTCCAAATCATCGTCACTGCCCAGCTGGCGGACACCCTGAATCTCGTCCGCCATGACAGTATCGTTGATTTCAAAGTGGTCCATCTCGAACGGGATCAGGTCACGCTTGCCTTCGCCCACGGTCTGGCCAGCACCACCACGTTCGGTCGGCTCGATGATGCTCAATTCGTGCCCTTGGCGCTCAACCTTTACAGTGGTCGATGCCTGTCCATCCTCTTCGAAGATATCCAGCGCACCAAGCTGACCGGGCACAAAAGGCAGGTCATTGATGGCTGCGGTCAGCGCGATAACACTGAACTGCGGATCGTTGAATTGTTCCATAAAGCGCCTCCTTAGCGCACGCGGATGCCGACAGCGTCAAGCTGTGCGATCTTGGCATCTGTTTTCGGTTGATCATCGACCGAGGCATCGAAAGTCAGCATCCGCTGCTTTGCCTCTGCATCCCGGTCAACAATGGTGACTTCCACATTCTCGGTCGTGGCATCGACACCATAAGCGAGAATGGCTTTCGCCGTTTCAGCGCCCTCGCTACCGACAACAGCAGCTGCAGGCGATGGGATGAAGTGGCCTTCGGTCGCGTCCAGTTCACCCAATACGGTGCCCGCTTCGACCTTGCCGGTGCCAGCTGGGATGGTGGCCTTGGCACGGGACCGACGCCCTGCGGCTTCGGACAAAAGAAACGCCAATGCGCGCGTCTGCATGGTTACGTTTTCCATCGGTTATGCCTCCTGCTGGGCGCGGCGCTTGGCATAAACGCCGCGAGTGCTGATGGTTGGCGTTTTTGCCGTCGGCTTTCCGCCCCGTGCAGGCTGGGCAAGATCGCGCGCGGCGGTGCGGCTGGCTTCGTATTGAGCCGGGTCAACATCGTCGTCGGCGGTAGCCTGCGGCTTGTCGCCCGCCGCTACCTTGAGCGCGGCAATGGCCTCATCCGCAGGCATGTCGGTGTCGAAGGCGAAATACTTCGCCAGCGCCTCATGCCCGGTGGCCGCATCATCCTCGGTGATGGCCTTGATGCGGGCCTTCACGTCAGCAGCGGTGGTATCGACGGGCTTGTCGTCCGCCGATGTGGTTTTTGGTGCCATGGGTGGAGTCTCCTGTTCATGGTCCTCGGTTTGCGCGGCGGACGCCGCTGAACGCGCCACTGCTTCGAAGGACCACTTTTCCTTCTTTGCTTTGGTCACAAGTTTCTTGGGGGCGCTGGCATAGACGCGGTAGTCAAACGCCGCGACGGCCTTAGCTTTGCCCCCCTCAGTCGCCGTTGCGAATTTGCGTGCAACCGCCTCTTCGCCTGTCAGCCAGAGTTCGTCCTTCATCTCTTTGCGGATGTCGGCAGCATCTTCGCCGGTCTGCTCGGCGTAGATATCTGCCATCAGATCGGCCAGCTTGTTCAGCTGTTCGGTGGATTTCTCATGATCCCCAGCATCGCCCCAAGTGAAGCGCGCGGGATCGTGGATCATCATCATGGCACCCGACCGCATGGTGATGGTGTCACCGGCCATGGCAATGATCGACGCCGACGACGCGGCGATAGCGTCAACGATCACGTCAACCGAGCCACGATGCGCCGTGAGGGCGTTGTAGATGGCAATACCATCGTCGGTGTAGCCACCGCCCGAATTGATCCGAACGGTAATGTCAGCGTCGCGGCCAAGCATCGCAAGCGCATCTATCACCTGCGTGGCCGTGAAACCTTCATCCCAATAGTCTTCGCCGACGAACCCGTACAAAACGAGTTCGCCATCAACCAAGATGGTCATATCTTTCTCCTGTGTGTGGGTTAGCCGCCGAAGCGGAAGCGTTTTGCGTAGCGGGTCCGCTTGACGGCAGAACCGCCACTTGCGCGGCGGCACTCGGCCTCGTACTCGGCAATCAGAGACTTGAGATCGTCCAGCTTGGCCCGCTGGAACACGACCTCTTCACCGTCCATTCGCACGGTTTCCCTAAGCTGCCCGGCACTCAACCGGATACGGACTTTCTTGAGCGCCACCGCCATGGCGCACGGATCGTCCATGTTCACCGTCTCGGTGCCGATTTTCATGACACTCATTTGTTCGTCGGCTCCGTTCCATCGTCATTTGCGTCTGCGACAGCACCTTTGGGTGCGTATGGCGACTGCATTCCCGCATCGACATATCGCTGGTGAAGTCGCTGCCGTTGCTCGAACAACGCGTCTGGGTCGATGCCCAGTTCGCCGGTTTCGATTTCGACCGAGCTTGTGCCGTTCCGCATGCGTTCACTGGACGCCCGGGCCGACTTGAAGTCGTCAGCTGACGGCTTTGCTGGCCCCTGCCAGCTGGCAGCACTTACCCGTGTACGATTGGCACGAAACGCCCGATAACCACCCTTGAAGGGTATGCGGCCTTCGCCGATTTCTTCATCCAACCAGTTTTCGTAAGCCATCTGGCACATCGGGGCGGCGATCCGTTCGCGGCGGCGCGTAACAACCGGCCAAATGCTCGACATCTCCATGCGCGTGCTGGAATAGCTTGCGTCGCGATGGTCCAAAGTAAAACCGCCGTATGTGACACCGATTGCGCGCGCCATGTCCCGCGCCATGCTGTTTGAAAACGGCAGGAAGTCCCGACCGGGAACCTTGGCCGTTTCGATGCCCAGCTTTTCGCCCGGCCCCAGATGCGACACTTGCGGATCTGCGCCAACTGAAATCCGGCTCTCGGCGGCGCGTTCCAGCTGCGCCCCAAGATATCCCAGATACTCTTGGCCATAGCCAACGCCTTCGCCCCCGTTTTCTTTCAGGACTTCCAAAGCCTCATAGGCATCCTGACTGGGCGCATCGCTGGTCAAGGTGATCGCAAACACGGTTTGCAAGATCGCCATCTGCAAGGTTGCATCATCCAGCATTTCCGCCTGCAGGTGCTTGCGAAATGCTGGTGTCAGCCGTGAAATCCCGCGAACGTCTTCCGAGTCCGTCTCATCCAAAATGTGCATGACGACGGGACGGCCATCTGCATCAAATGCCGGATAGTCGCGCTTTTCCGAAAGCCCGCTGCTGGACGTCTGAAACCGATATGATACCGGACGGCCATTGTCATCGTGATGGACACCCTGAAACATCTGTTCGGAAGCATTGGTGTCCTGTACTAGCCGAGTCGGCGGGTACAGGCGCAATTTGGTTCCGGTTGTAATGCCGTAGCGCTCGCGCTCGGCCCGGTCGAAATAGGCAAAAACACCAGTGATTTCGCCAAAAACCATGTCCCATCGCAATCCGATGTCAACCATTTTGGGACCATTCAGCTTACCGCGCATATCGCATTCACGCGCGTTGAGCCAAAATGACGGCCAGCGCTTTTTGATCAAGCGTATCCAGTCAGCCTTTTCTTTGTCGTCGTACCCCAGCCCGCTAAGGTCGGGGTCCGGTGCCAAGGTGAGTCCAACGCCAACCGTGTCCGCCAACACCTGATCGGTTGCGCCTTTGAGGCGACCGGAATTCTGGATCATGTCCATGGCCAAACCAGCCGCGCGCTGCCATGACCGGCGCACGTCGTCGCGATGGTTGGTGAGTGGCGCAATGCGGGACGCGATGACACCACTGTTGGTGTCTCGCAGATACCGCGCTGTTGGACGCCCAGCTGATTTGGCGGCAACCAATGGGGTAACACCGTCCGACTGAACCAAGCCAAATGTCATTACGTTCTATTTCCCCATTTTCTGCGCGCACGCGCCTTGGTGTCCTCACCCGAAGCCGCGCCGTGATCGACTGAGTTATTTGTTGGCTCAGACGATGGCTGCGCCGCCATCAGCAGGTCTTCAAAATCGCCCTGTGCCTCTTCGGGCGGACATTCACGTTCCGCAAACAAGCGATCCCACTCAGCGTCGGTAAAATCGCGTTGCGATCCTGACAACCTGATGAATGCCGCCTCGGCCTGCAGATGGGTGTCCAAACCCTCGTTGGCTTGGTTCGGGTCTTTGACCCATAGGTAACGCGTGAAGCCTGTCTTCTTTGCCTTCTCAGCTTTTCGCGTCTCAGCGGTCAGCTGACGATAGAACTCATCCTCAAGCCCTTTGGGCAATGCGATGAAACCACGCTCTTCGGGATCGTCTTTCTTTAGATTTCGATAGAGGCTCATCTTCAAAACCGATGAAGCGAAGTTATAAAACCTCTTCGAATAGCGGACGATCTTACCCCGCCGGTTACGCTCTTTCTTGACCTGCGCCAGCAACGGCGCACCCTCGGGGTGAACACCGCGCACCATGATCACGCGACTGGAAACGTGCTTTCGCGCCCAGTCCCAGACATCCTCGGTATAGGCGTTGCCGTCGATAGCCAGCAGATCAATCAGAACCTTGCGGCCATACGAGTTTCGAAAGCCCTGTTTCAACAGGTCGTTGAGACGTGACTGACATTTCTCTTCCGAGATATGACCGTCAAAGACACCATACTCGACAATTGCCCGACGCTTGTTTGGTCCCCAAGCAACAACCTGCCACTCGACCCGATCACCCTGACAGTCCACACCGCAAGTCAGAAGCGGGAACCCTGCCGGAATATGCCCGTGCGAATAGTCAGACTCGCTGGCCCGGTCCTTTAGTTCTTCCCAAGGCGGCGCTTCGCCAAGTATCCGGTATGCCCGGCCCACCACATCATTCCAGAACGTCTGTTCCTTCGGCGGGTCGCCCTTCGCGGCCAGCCACGACCGCGCGATCCGCTCGAACGACTGCAGTGGCGAATAGGCCGACCACAGATAGAAAGACCGATGATAACGCTTGGCCTTGGAATTGGACGCGCGCCATTTCGTGTGCGGGATCATCTCTGCGCGGTGGTGATCTTCAATAGCACATCCGCAATCCGGCCCCTGACAGGTAAAATGCGCGCGTTCTGGATGATCTTCGTCCAGAGATTGCAGCATGTTTTCCCATTCAAGCACCTGCATGAACCCGCAATGCGGACACGGCACATAAGGTTGTTCCTGACTGCCATCCTCATAGTTCTTGGTGATCCGGCATCCCGGCACAACCATGGGTGTCGAAATCTTGAATATCTTCGCGAATTCGCGACCCTGACTGCGGCTGTCCGCCTGATTTTCAGGATCGCCCGCGCTGTTCATATCCCACTTGGCAAGGTCATCCTGAACCTGACGGCTCATCGAAACCTGACTAAGCGAAGCGGGCGAGTTCGCGCCCGAGATCAGAATAGCGCCACGACCGTCGCGGCGCTCTTTGTAGTAAACCGAGTCCTGACCGTCGCGGGCTTTCATCGGGAAGATTTTGCGAAGCGCCGACGTGCCTTTGAGCATCGGCGTGAGCTTCATCTTCGACCAGCGCCGAGCGTTGTCATCGGTCGGGTGGACATACAGAAAATCGCCGGGGTCCATTTCCAAGGAACCGCCGGTGAAAATGTTTGCCAGCACCGTGCCGCCCAACTGCGCAGACTTGGACAAGGTGACGATCCGGCAAGGATCATCAGGTGAAAGTGCCATAAGCACTTCGTCAAAGTACCGGAAACGCGCCCGATTATATGGGCCGTCAAACTCGCTTTCTCGCTTTGAGAAAACGATATTGTCTTCGGCCCATTTCAAATAATCGACAGGCGGCGGCGGCGTAAATATCTCTGCCAGCACGTCATGGGCAACCCACTCCGCATTCGTGACAGTGAAATCAAGCAATCACGCCTCCATATCGACACTCGCAACGGCGTTGCGTTCAACCTCATTCTGCCGGGCACGTTCCTTGCGCATGGCGGTTTCGCGAACATTGCGAAACTCAGCCTTGAGCAAATGCAGAACATCTCGCTTCGGCACACCAAATTCGGATGCAACAACCGTCGCAAAGTCGGTTAGCGCACCCTCAAAAATCTGCATCATCATCCCGGCGATGCGCATCATTTGCTCACGCGCATCTTCGGACCCCATCAACAGGCCCTGCCTTTCCGCTTCCTCGGCGGCGCTGATGCGGTTCTTCCGCAGCTGATCTTCCAGCCGCGCGCGTTTCAGCTGATCCTCAACCGTGTCCGGCTTGGAAATCTGCTCGGCTGCAGGCGCAGGCTGCGGTTCCGGCGTGACCGTCTGGGGCTGCGGAGCCGACAACAAGTCAGGCTGATCCGATGCAGGCGGCGCGGGCGCAGCAGGTTGCGGTGGCGTCGGCTGGGCAGGCTGATCGACAGTGGTTCGCGTCGCAATACCATTGCCAAGTGACTGACCAAGATCACGGTTGCGCCGAACCTGATCGACTGCGATCTCGAATTTGAGCTTTCCTTTTTTGCCGGGTTTCGTGAACGCATCATCCCGAAGGATATCGTTCGACTTCCATTGGCTGACAGCCGCCCGACTGACATCCATTTCCCGCGCAAACTCGGCCTGAGATACCAGCCGATATTCTTGCTCCTGATGATGTGCTGGCTCCATTGGCCTTCCATCCTGTAAGGGGCTGGTCGGGCTAAACTGTTAAGCGCCCAATGTTAAGCGAACTCCCCAATGTTAAGGCTTTCAAATACCGGTCTGACTACCGAGATTTCGGGGGCTTACCGCACCGCGTGCAATCAGAAAAAGGTACGGTCCCTACCCTTTTGGGCCTTAACTTATAAGCTAAGGCCCGGTTTGTTTCGCCGCGATCCCGGCCTAAAGGCCAAGCGCCCGGCTGATCTCATGATCCAACCGGCGCGGCAGAACCTGCGCGACCGTTCGTTCGAACGCATCAGCTGATGCGCCCTCAACCATCTCGACCGGGATGAACACGCCGGACTTGATCTTTTCCAGCTGCGTTCGCCCACCAACACGCCCAAAGACGTGCCCGCCCATGCTTCGGATTTCCACCCGCCGCTGCGGGAACACACCACCCTTGAAGAACGTATCGCCGATGAACAGAACCTTGCCCCGCTCACGACCGAGATCAGCTTCAACGCCGTCGCGGGTCTCACGCTTTTTGAAGTATTTCAGCGAGACATCCCCGCCAGCAGATAGCAGCGAGTATTCCAGATTGTCCCACGTTGAGCGCTTGGCCTTCACCGCCCGGCGAATGGTCTTCTGGGGCAAGCCGGTTTGCTTGGACAGCGCCTTGACCACCTGAGTGCGCGCCATATCACCCGTACGGTTGATCGCGCGATTGATGGCCTTCGGTCCTTCCGTTCCCAACGCGCCCAGCATGTTCTCAAACTGGGTCAGGCCCTTCACGTCCACTTCGCCGACTTGGAACATATCCGCCCCCACGCCCTTCACGCCGTCATCGATGTGCGCCATGGCGACACCGGCCAAAGCTGCCAGACCGGCAGCAACCACTAGAACTTTTCTCAGCATCTGGTCTTTCCTCTTTGTTGCTCAGACGAAAAAAGGCCAGCTGCACAACATGGCAACCGGCCTCAAAACCTCGGGACAAGAGAAAAGTCTTAGATGCGTTTCATAGCGGCCTCCAAATCTGGGGTGGTAGCGTCCACAACGGTGGATGCAGGTAGATACAAAAAAAGGCCCGGACGTTTCCGACCGAGCCTTTCCCCTTGAACCAAATGATCCCCAGCCCCTATCTGGGGATATAACCTAAAGTTGTTTTAAAGGACATTCACATGCTGAAATACATCGCAACCGCGCTGACGATCACAGCGTGCAGCGCAGCAGCTGAACAATGCACCGAATTCGAAAGCGCCGTGTTCCAATTGGCCGACGACGCCCACGCGTTCCAACTGTCTTACGAGTTCGAAGAAATGGGATGGTCAGCCAAAGGACCAACCGGGGACTGGATGTCTCGCTTCCAATCCGTGCAACAAGCCGACAACGATCTGCATCTGAGTTTTTCGCAGAAGCACAACTTCCTGCCAGCCGATCTGCTGGACGTTGCCAATGCGTATCGCACCAACACATTCGACAGCTTTTACAAAGGCGTGCAGAACGACATCCAATCAGCTGGTCGTTGCAAGTAAAAAGGCCCGCGCGTAATCGCCGGGCCATTTCATCCAATGCAGTAGCACTGTCAGGTGTTGGCGCTATTGCGGGATCACCTGACTTTGACGGAATACGGTTGATAGCGGGAACTGATCTTGCGCTTTCGACCGCCCGGTAAGCTGGCATGTATCTTTCAACAGTGGCCAGCAAACCTTCGTCTGATTCCATTTGTTAAGGGAAGATGCTGTATCCGGTCAACCCCCCTTAACAATTGGTGGTGATGCTTAACAAAATCCAGAGCGCCACGAATTCCACTTGTGCCGCGCCATTTCTATGCTGTCAGAACCTACAGCTGCACGCCGCCCGCAATTGCCGCAGGTTACGCAGAAACCGTCCTTCGCCTTGGTTACGGTCGCGGCCCGATGACCGCAAATGCAAGCCGAAAGCTTTGGGTCAAAGTCCCCATCGGCCTCTTTCCCGACTACCTCAGCAACTTCGCCGGGAAGATCAAGAACCGGCAGTTTCTCCACCGGTATTTCCAGTGGCGTTGAGCGCCCGAATATCTCAATCACGCCCGTCGCAGCCTTTTCCGAAACGTCGATGATCGTGCAGTCAAAATCCACGAAAGGACCATCGGGAACCTTGACGACATCACCCGCGACATATCCCGCCCCTGCCTTCATGATCTGATGGCATTTTGGGGACAGCATACCGCCACCCCACTGCCGCATAAGACGCGCGATCCGCGATCTGGGAATCATGACCGGAACGCCACCCGCCCCCATCACACCCGACACCACATCCAAACGCATCAGATCATGCCAACGGTTTTCGCCTACCGGCCAACCGACAAACACCCAGCCAACAATCAGAGGTTTAGCCACAAGGTGCTTTTCATTCGAGAACCGGTTCTTGCGACGCATCTCTTTTTCGATTGGCAGGAATACCTCAAAGCCAGCGCGACGCATCAGATGTTCTGAAACGAACACCTTCTTACCAGTTCCCTTGATCCGACGCTTGCGAACATTCCCGGCCCGATCCTTGAAGGTCTCAAATTCGCCGCCAACCATAGTCTTGCGAATGCCACCAACGTGCTTGTGCTTCACTCGCACCGCGAACCACTGCAGTTCCTGCGCCTCAATCTTTCCCATCATGCTCATGCCTTGCCCCCATCTTGAGCGCCAAGCTGTGCGATACGCCGACACTTCTCGATGGCTGACAAACGCCGCGCGCGCCAATCGGACTCGGTCGGGGTGAGTTCATCCCCACGCGTCAACCGATATTCGATATCTTCCATCCTGCGGACGGCATCATGCGCCCGTTCTTTGATGCCCTTGACAGCCCACGCGCCCGGCCATTTCCGCGACTGGCGAAGCTCGAAAAGCAACTCAGGTGCCCACCCACTATCCAGAGCATCGCGCCCGAGTTGGTTGGCAAACACCGCCCGGATCAGCGGCGATGCATCGTCACCCGGTGGCTGTATTTGCGCGGCCCATTCAAGAATACGATTTGCGATGGGGAAGCGGTCTTTGTCTTTGCCAGTGGGATGGCCCGCCGCGTGTTCTTCCAAAGCCGCCAGATTGGCCTCGGTCATGTACGCCAAGCGCGCGCACAAGTCCTGAACCATTTCCTCAAATTGCGCCTTAGTCAAACTGGATGGTTTTGCCAGACCACGCCTTTCCAAAGGCTTGATCAGCAGTTGTTTGACCTTCTTTTCACCGTCTGCCTGTTCTGTACTGTCCATCGGTTTTGCCCTTTTTCATAGCATCTGCCCCGGTCTCAAATTGGCGCTCGGTTGGTATTGGGGCGCTTTCGGCAATGTGATTTTTTTATATTTTCGTCTTATGTCCTGTTAGCCCGGAAAAATTCGGCGCGAAAAGTCGGCGAAACATGCCAAACCTTTCCATATTCAGTCGAATTCGCTCCGGCTTCGTTCCGGTTTCCTTCCAAGTTCCATCCGTTTTCCTTCCGCTGGAAGAAACTGGAAAGAACCTATCGGGCCATTTCAGCGCGCCAATCCAAGCCTCCGCGCTTGAGTTCAAAGGCTTCCAAAGCCTTCCTGATCAGCGGCACTCGCCGTTGTCCGTTAACGTCGAAGTGATCCACAAGGAACTGATCAAACTGCAGTACAAGCGTCTGATCCTCTGTCATGCCCTTGGGCGCACCGGCCCGCAGCATCTTGTCGGGAAGTTCGGCAATCCGCTTGCGTTCGCGGTCAGCCTCACGCTTGGCCATCTTGTCGTCACGCAGGCCCAAAGCCTCTTGCGCGATCTCAAGCACAACCGGGTGATAGAGGCGCATCTGACCATTGTCGCAACGGCATTCCTTCCAGTTGTAGAGAGGCGTCACAGGCCGCTCCATAAGCCGCCGCCATTCGTCCAACGTCTCACCCACCAAACGGGCCAGCAGCCGTTCATCCAGCGGCAGCGTGCCGACCGGGCTTTCCTTTTGCGCGATGCAGAAAAGATCGAAGCCAACTGCGCGCACTTCTTTGTCCGCCAGCAGGCGAAACTCAGAATGCATCCAGCGGTCAAAGCGCCACGTCATGAAGAAATGGCTTTCCAGCCGTTCGCCGGTTCTGATCGGATATTCAAAGAGGTCTTCGCTATCGACCAACCTCATATGTGCCGCTGCCTCGCCCATCAATTGCCTGCCTCCAATATTCTTGCCTGTCGATCTCCGTACCATTCGGACATCAGGCGCGAGGCGTAGTTCCGCCCAGCCCGAGACAACGCCCGAAGGTCATCATTTTCTTTTTCGTATTTGCCCATGCGCCATGCCAACAGCGCGGGCGCAGCCTTCTGCCCCACACGGCGCATTTCGGCCTCATCCATACGGCGGCAGGCGTCACAGCAATAAAGCTGCCAGCTGCGCGCCTGAACAAAGCGGCGCGAACACATGGGGTTCAGACAAACCCCCGGCTCAACCAATGGAAAACTATCCAATTCGCCGTGTGCAGCGACGCGAAATGGCTCCATGTCAAAATGCGCCGCCGGTGCATTCTCGAAGCGGGGTGGCCGAAGGGTCATGGTGCGCACCCTCCTGCAACGCCCGTATTTAGGCCGTTTTTTTGAGGCCGCGAAACTGACGGATTTTCGGCTTGCAAGCGTTCGGCATACTTCATCGCTGCAGCCAAAATCCGCTGCTTGCCTCGTGCTGATCCCTTCCGCATAACCTTGGCGATGTAGGTATCGGTCTTGAAGCCCAAGGCAATGCTGGCCTCGCGCATACTTTGAAAGGTTAAAGTTCCGATCTTGAATGCGCGGGCGTTGGCCGTTGGCCCAGTCGGAGCAAGCCCCACGCGATCTTCGCGACCACACCTGATCGCCTGACGGATACCGTTCGCCGTGATTCCGAAATGCTTAGCTGCAGCTTCGGCATCAGAGAAAACCTGACCACGAATGCGTACTGGCATGGGTTCAACACCGCCATGCCCGTTCCCGATGCGATGTTCCGTGCCGCGCTGCAGGGCCTTGTGTACGGCATCGACAGTTACGCCCTTGGCCTTTGCAATCGCCTCGGCATTGGCATAGGTCACGCCGTCAATCGTGATGTCCTTGTAAACGCGCTTACCCATTGCCGCCCCCAACGAAGTACGGATCATCAGACAAACCAAATACCTTGAGCTTTTGCTCAATTCCCCTGATCACGCGCAGGCGGTGCCAGCGTTGTTCAACGGCAATCCGAGACCGACCCAACAGGGCCGCAATCGTGGTGAAGTTCTTTCCCCGCGCCTTGAGTCGCAACAGCTTGTGATCGACAGCAGGCGACCAATTGGGATGAAAGATGGCCTCTAGGGGGCTGGCCGTAGACGATGGAACCCCAAGGCGTCTGGCCGGATCGGATACGGCGGGCGCTGCAGGTTCCGCCACCTTACGCGCGGCACCTTTAGCCGCCTTGGCCTCGGCTTCCCGAAGTTGACGCGAGATGTAGCTGCCGGAAATACCCAGTTGGCGGGCCGCTTCGGCCTGCGATGGGTATTCAACCCCATTTATGCAGCATGGTTTCATATTAGCGCCTCCTGAACTTCGGCGGTCAGCTGAGGCCCGACGGCGCGGGCAGACCCAACCGCCTTGGCCACGCGCAGGCACGCCATGTCGAAATACTTGGGGTTCAATTCCACGCCGATGGCGCGGCGACCGGTCAGGGCTGCAGCAACCAACGTGGTTCCGCTGCCCATGAACGGGTCCAGAATGAGTTGCCCCGGATTGGTGAAATCCAGAACCATTTCCTTCATCAGCCGCCACGGCTTTTCGGTCGGGTGCCCACCGTGACGATCTGGCGGGTTGGTCAGATGCGTGTAGACGCCGCGCTTGCCGCCCGCGTTCCAGCGCGCGTATCCAGCGCCACACCATGCAGCAACAAAAGCCTCAGCGCCTTGCGCCGGGCCTTGACCATTCATTTGTGGCGTGCTGTCGGGCTTAATCCAAAGGCAACCACGCTTGTACTTGATCGGCGATGGATTGATGACATCCGCCCAGCGTGCGGTGCCTTCCAGCGTACAGAAACCAAGAAACCAGCCACGGCAATTCTGCGCGGCCAGATCAATGATTTCGTCGCGAATGCCATCAACACCGTCGAAGTCCAAAGGCTTCAATTCGGCGCGACCGTCCGTGCGCATGTCGCGCTCTTTCCCGGTCTTTACGTCATGCAGGGACTGTTCATAGGGGAAGTCAGAAATCAGATGATCAACCGCGCCGAGTTCCGGCATGACCTGCATCGCATCACCAAGGATCAGGCGGCAATCGCCGATAATCTCTTCCCGCAGGATGGGTCCAACATCTTGACGCAGCGCAGCGGTCATGCCCCGCCCCCAAACTCAGAGCCAGGTCTGATCAGATAAACAGGGATGTTGTGCCAAAGCGCCCAGCAGGCTTCGCGCCAAACGCCCCACGACCGGTCCCACCCTTCCATGGGCGGGATGATGAAGCTGGCAGAGACGGACATAAGCGGCATGCACCAAGCCGACCAGAAATGATCGTCCATCGGATCTATGTCGCCTTCCGTGTCGGCGTGAACGATAGCGCACGCCTGCAGGATCGGAGACACGACCGTCAGGCCGTCGCGGGCGAACAAACGCGCCCAGCGTGCGGTTCTCATCTCTACATCCAATGACAGCGCCCGATCCCAGCGACCATCATCGTTCAGAACTTCCTTGGAATACGGCGTGGCAAGATAGGCCATCCGGCTGCGCGCCGAACGGACCACTTCCGATACCGGGCTATCCACATGCAGCAATACATCATCCGGGTACGCGCGGATCAGCGCGGCCCAGTCGATCTTGTCTGGCATCTTGAATTCAACACCCATGCTGCACCCCGATGAAAAAGGGGGCGCAGGCCAATTTTGAGGAGGAAACCCGCGCCCCAGTTCCAACAGGGAGGTAGGGGGCGAGGAACGCGGATGGCCTTAGCCCCCAAGTAGAAAACAACAGGGCCATGCCCTGCCGCATCCGCGTATTCTTCAAAATCAAACGGGCAGCACGATTACTCATCGTCTGCCCCGCTGTCTTGGTCAGTGCGCCAAGTCCCGATATCGACGCCTTTACGCGCCGCAATATCCAACAACTCGCGTTCAAGCGCTTGCGCGAAGTCCAGCTTCACGCCTTTGGATTTGTGCAACCCGGTGAGCGCCCGATTTCTGCTGCCCGGCGTATCATCCCGCATCAGGTCAGAATGATGCACGCCCAGCTTTGTGATCGCCCTTGACGCCCACTCTCGGAATTCCTTGGATGTCGGTAGCGTTCCCTCTTGGGGAGTCTTGGACGTCACGCGATCACCTTTCTTTACGCTTCATCATAAATCTTTATGATGAGACGCAACAAAGGTCAACCCACTGGACTAATCACCCGATAGGATGTAGATAAATATATACCTTCACAGTTTTGTATGATGTGCGTTAAGAATAAGGCATCAACGCGCTAATGGTTTTTTGTTCATGCCCCAACTATCTGAAGAAGACATCGAAAAGTGGGAACGTCGCAGACGGAATATTCGAATTCTGATAACTGCGCTCGACACCGACCCGACAAACTTCGCGACCAGCGTTGGCATATCCCCGAACACGCTCACAAAGTTCGTATACGGCAAGACGCCCACCCTGTCCTCACGGACACTGGACCTCATCTTGCCGCCTTTAGGGCTTGCGTCCGTGGATCAGTTGGACACAGACAATCCCCTAACTGATCCGAGGATCAGGTTGCAAAAAATCATTACGAATCTGGACGGTGTGGAGCAGGAGCGCTTGGCGCAGGAACTGGAAGTCCGTTTTTCTGACAAAAAATAATCTCCAGAACCTCAAGACACTCACTATCGGACAATTGCGCACACTTTGCCTGCAGCGATGAATTATGACGCTGTACCAATTTCGCCTCTCTAAGCATTACCAAATTAATTTTGGTTTTTGATCTATTCCGTAGCACCGACCTATTTCAAAGCGTCGGTATGGTCCATACGGGGTTTCCCGTAATGGACTCCGTTGGGACTTAATTTTATTTGCCTCATCATAGTTTTTTATGATAAGGGGACATTATGAACATAGTACAGCCCATATCCACTCTGACCGATAGCTTTGCGTTTAATGCAGGGACTAATCCATACCAGCCCCAGACCGTGCACAGCACCTACCGCCCGGACTGGCTGGAAAAATACATTGATAACCAATGGTATAAGTCTGATCCCGTTGCCAAGAAAGCGCACGCCAGCCTCGTATCACGCACACCACTGGCCCTTACGCCAGAGGACACCAGTTGCGATATGTACGAGGAAGCACGCGCATACGGGGCCGACGCTAACATAGTTTTTGCGACCCAGTATGGAGGCAACATTTTGATTATTGGCGCACAAGTAGATAATCCCACGTCGGTAGCGACCCAGCGGGCGCTGGCGGATGCGACGCAGCTGTCCCATCGGCTTACGACAATCAGCAAGCTATCGGCACTCAGCGACCGACAGTTTGAAGTTCTTGAACTTGCCGATAGCGGATTACAAGTGTCGCAGATCGCAGCCGAAATGGACATTACCGAAGCCGCTGTCGCGCGCCTCAAGCAGCGGATTTGCGAACGCCTTGACGTGCGCCAATGGAATATCGCAGTCAACAGTTACTCACTTGAGAAGTGGGGAAGCCTGATCGCACGCTGATCACGAAACACTCTTGCCATAGTTGTTTATGGCCTACAGCCTCACTATCGTGCGAAACGCGAAGTTCTACGATGGTGAGGCAATGAAGCTCGAAAGCAAAATCCTAAAAATATTCGATCCACAAGGCGACAACGATCTGCTTTACCAGATGTTTGCCATGCGCAAACAGCTGTTTGTGGATCACCTAAAGTGGGACCTTGACCACTTTGACGAAATCGAAGTGGACCAGTACGACAACCCGCATTCACGCTATGTCGTTGTTTTTGACGAACAACGGAAAGTTGTTGGATGTACGCGGCTGATGCCGACAACCAGCAAGTTGAAATACGGCTTCACCTACATGATCCGCGACGCGTCTCTTGGCATGCTCGACTCCATCCCAACAGACCTGATCGAACAGGCCCCAGTGGATGATTCGGTATGGGAAGCGACACGCTTCGCCGTAAGCACGTCCCTTCCAAACGACAAGCGCAACATCGTACTGACAGCAGTCTGCGAAGCAGCCGTGAACTACGCCCGCACACAAGGCGTCAAAGAGATACTGGGCCTGATGAGCCCTTTCTTTCTACGGTGGCTACCTCGGGCGGGGTTTGACGTATCAGCTGCAGGCCCGACAATCAGCGCCGGTGGCGATCCTTGCTGCGTGATCAGATACTCGACGTAAAGTTTTAGTTGTCATCATAAAATTTTATGATAGTAATGGCGTCATCTAAAAGAGGACGCCGTAATGCCTACTCAAACTAATTTCACCGCCGAAACCAAAACACCCACACCAGAATTCCCGCTGATCTCAGACAACCTTCTGCGGGAATTCTCCACCCCAAAACCTAACTGGACCACCGGTGATTTCACCGAAGGGGAACGCGCCATGCTGGCGACTGCCCTTCCCGAAATCTGCCGGGAACTGCTGAAAGCCCGTGAAGTTTCAGCAGCGCGACGCCAGCATAATGAGGCAGGCAAGTCAGGTGCACGGATTGCACGCGCGCGCCACATCCTGAAATCAACGGGGTTTAGCCAAAAGCGCGTTCGCATCGCGTGCCAGACGCTCTTGGAACTCTCAAGCTGTCCGAATGACCGCTTAGCGGCGCATCAAGTTCTCAAGCAAATGCGGGGGGATGAATGATGTCTCTCATCCACGACCGCCGCGCGATCTTTATCGCAAACCTCAAAAACCTTGACGCAGCCGGACAACAAGACGCCTTCGTGGCCGAAGTGATCGAAACCTTTGGGCACCTGACTCCGCCTGCGGGCGACCTGAGCCACCGCTGGGAACTCGACCTGCACGGGATCAGCGCTGACGGCGCGACCGAGGAAGAGGCAATCGCCAACTGGAAGCGTCAAGCCGACAGGCTCTACCCTGAGCAAGACACAGAAGATGACGGCTTTATTACCGTCCACCCGCGACCGACAGCGAATGGGGTGGCGGCATGATGAACGCAGCCACACAAACACGAGTTACCGCCTGTGAAACCGGCGAAACTGCCGGGGGCTTGGCTTCGACCGCCCCCGGCATCTTTTCCCGCCATATCTCACAGCGCTCAAATCTGCCAAACGCGGTCTGGAATGTGACCGTCAGGATGCCGGACGGATCAATCGACACGAAGGTAGTCGAAATCGACGGCGGCAACCTGCAGGCAGACACAGACACCCTTTGCCGCATCGCCCTTGCTGAACAGCACTGCGTTGAAGCCAAGGAAGTGCTTCGGATCACGCTTGGCCGCACCCCCCACCCCCACAAACTGCGCAAGCTGCACCGCATCCTGAGCGCGTTTCGCTCGGGCCAGCGCTGAATTCAGCGCACCCCCTCAATTTCTAAACCCCCTAACCAAAAGGCATGAGCATGTTCTACCAAAACGAAACGACAGCGATTTTCGTTGATGGCCCCAACTTCTACCATTCCGCCAAGGCGCTCGGTTTCGATGTCGATTACGCGCGACTGAAAGGCATGATCGAAAAGCAATGCCGCCTGCTGCGCGCGACATACTTCACAATGCTGGTCGAACGCGATGAGCATGTCGCGGTTCGGCCCATGGTCGATTTCCTGCAGTACAACGGCTGGACCGTGGTTGCCAAAGACGCCCGCGAATTTGTGGACGGTGACGGACGGCGCAGGTTCAAGGGAAACACTGACATTGACATGGCCTTGGCAGCGGCGCGGATCGCGACACGCATCCACCACGCCGTCCTGTTCACTGGCAATCAGGATTTCTGCCCGCTGGTCGAGTACCTGCAGGACCAAGGCGCGCGCGTGTCTTTGGTATCAAGCATCAAAACCGAACCAGCCATGGCATCTGATGAACTGCGCCGGAAGGCCGACAACTTCATCGAACTGAGCGAACTGCGCCCATCCATTGAGCGAACAGCCCGCCGCGTCAGCGCAGCCTGATGGACGATACGCGCGTCACCATAAGCGCAGGGGGCGCGTCCGTGGAAACCACGGTCGCCGCCCTCAAGAACCGCCACGAGGAAATCCGCCGACAGCAAGGCAAGCCCCCGATGAAACCAGACCCAACTTTCGACAAAGCCGCAGACAACTCCTATCGCGTCACCGCCAGCGAACTGCGCGGCATCGTTGACCAGATCGAAAAGATCGAAGCCGAGCAGGAAGAGCTTAAAGACCAGAAAGCGTCAGAATACGCCGCCGCCAAAGCGCGCGGATACGACACCAAGGCGCTGCGCGCGGTCATCGCCAACCGCAAGAAAGACAAGGACCAGATGGCCGAACATCAGGCCGTTGTGGAACTCTACTCAGAAGCGCTGGGGATGTGATACATGCAGGTCAATCGCTACCTCAAGAACAAAGCCATGGACAAAATCGACCATGCGCTTGGCCGTCCCGCAAACCCCAAATCCCCGACCTACCGCAATCGCTTTTGCGTGGACACCGATTCCACGGAAGCGGATGCATTTCGCGCGTCGCCTCACTGGACAGAAGGCAGGTCGGGATTTGGAAGCACTCTGTTCTGGGTAAACGAACACGGGCGCGACGCGCTGTACGAGCATCTGCGCGAGATTGGCGACAAGCACCGGCTTTTCGTCGTCACGTATCAGGGCACCGAGATGACTCCAGTCGCCTCAACGTCTCACGCAGCGGCCAAGTACGACGCATGGCTAAAGCTGGATTGGTGCGACCTGCCCTTCGGCGAATTCGTGCGCGAAACCCGCGTGCGACTGGCGGGGTGAAGCGATGAACACCCCAATGAAGCCCATCCCGATCACTGCCGCCAAGCGCGTCGCCGACGATTTTGGCTACGACCAAGTAGTGATTATCGCCCGACGCGTCGGCGAAGAGCCCGACCCGTGTGGCGAACACGTAACCACCTATGGTCGCTCCAAGGCGCATTGCAGTGTCGCCGCACAGATCGGCGACTTCCTGAAATTCAAGGTCATGGGCTGGGTATCCGAACGTCGGGAAACCAACTCCATCGCCCGCGCCGCCAAAGTCCGCACCAAGCGCGACGCCTTCAACCGGCTGCGCAAAGCCATCCGAAACCACGACAGCGTTGCCGCCGAGAAGGCTTGGGAACACTGCGAACACTACATCGACTGACCGCAAACAAAGCGGCTCACTGACGGAGGAAGAGACATGAACATGCAGGCACCCATCACCGCAGCACACGCATTGATCGCAGCGTCCGATCTGAAATCCGCCATGAAAAAAGCGGCTATTGTGATCGAACGTCGCAACACGATACCAGTTCTCGGCTGCGTCAAGATCATTGCGAAGGCCGGGTCACAAACGCTGACAATGCTTGCCTCTGATCTGGACCTGTATCTGCGCCTCAAAGTGCCCGCCGAAGTTTCCAAAGACTTCGCTTGCGCAGTACCCGCCGGTGCACTCTCAGCCATCACAGACGGCGCATCTGGTCCGATTGGCATGTCTCTCGAAGACGATATTTTGACGATGACAGCCGACGATATTGTAACGACGCAACGCCTGATAAGCCCACCCGAGGACTTTCCGTGGCGCACGATCAGTGAAGACCATGAAATCGAAAAAGCAGACACCGTAATTGCCAGCGAAACTCAGTTGCACCGCCTGTTTCATCTGGGACGCCACTGTATCAGCACGGAAGAAACGCGCTATTATCTCAACGGCGCATTTCTGACGCGCGACCCTGACAGCGGGAATCTTCGCGCCGTCACCACTGATGGACATCGCCTTGGCGTGGTGGACACGGAAATCAACGCCATGGGTGAACTGGGAACCATCGTTCCCAGCAAGACCGTCGATCTGCTCTTGCATATGTGCAAACCCAAAGGGAACGAACCGGTCAACATCAAACTGACCGAAGATCGTGCAGCCTTTGATTTTGGAGATGTGCACCTTTTCTCGAAGTGCATCGACGGAAACTACCCGGACTACACGCGGGTCATTCCCGGCTACACGCCGACCAGCCATTGTTCGCTCAGCAAATCCCCGGTCCTGCGAATGATGAAACTGTGCGGGTCAATTGCTCATGCCTTCCGCCAACATGTCAAACTGGACCCAAACGCAGGAACGATCAGCTTTGAAGACATAAACCGAGGCAAAGTTTCCATGCCCCTGCAGGGAGACGGCGAAAGCCACATAGGCTTTGACCTGAAACACCTTGCAGAACAGCTGAAAGCGACGCCGGAAATTAAGGTCGAATTCGCAAGCGCTGGCGACCCCGCCCGGATCAAATCAGAAGACCCGAAAGCCTTCTGGATTTTGATGCCAGTTCGCCTCTGAGCCGATGCCATGCCCGACCCATCCCTGCACGGAAACGGCGAAGACTGCCCGGCCTGCGCACTTCGGCGCGAAGCTGATCGCGACCGCACTGTGTATGGGTCGGCGCGTCTGGACTGCAACAACTGCCACGGCACTGGCCGCATCGCCTACACCGTCCGCCAAGTCTACGAAATCCAGCTGGCCGAAGCCCGGAAACACTATTGGAGCCAGAAGCAATATGCCTGACACCATCCGCCCCGAAGTATTGACCGCCCAGCTGCGGCGCGTGCGCTTCCCGGTCTCGACCGAGCAAAAGCTGCAGGATGCTTTGGAACAGTACCTGCAGGATCACGCCATCCCGTATGAGCGTGAATTTCACTTGGGGCCGGGCGACCGCATCGACTTTCTTGTCGATGGCGACATCGGCGTCGAAGTCAAAACCCGATACCCGCGACGCAGCACTTTCCGCCAGCTGAAACGCTACTGCGAAGCACGCGATTTGCGGTCACTCATTCTAGTCACAGGCACCACAATGGGCCTGCCAGAAAGCATCAACGACAAGCCCTTGTTCATCGTCTCTGTCGGAAGAGGCGCGCTATGAACGCTTACGGCACACTTGACTACAACGGGACTGCGTGGCGCATCTCCGACCTGCAGCCGCACGTCGCCATCGCCTTCAAGCGCCTCTTCCCGAAAGTACCGGCACACGGGACAGAACTGTTTCTGAGTGACACAGACGAGAACCGCGCGGATCTACATTGGTTCATGCAGCGCTACCCCATGAACCACAATCACGGCCCGATCTTGGTTGAAGGCGTCGAACGGCTCACCACCAAAGCAGCTGAGCGCGAACGTATTCTGATGCCCGGCTGGACACCCGGCGAAACCGCTGGGTTCTGTGACGGAAAGCAGCCTTATAATTATCAAAAGCAGGCGGCAGCTGTGACGATCCAGAACCCCAGCCTGCTGCTGGGCGACGATCTAGGGCTTGGCAAAACGATTTCAGCGCTCTGCACGCTGACCAGCGGGGCACCCCTGCCCGCAGCTGTAGTTGTGCAGGCACACCTTGCCGACCAATGGGCCGAACGCGCCCATGAATTCACCCACCTTCGCGTGCACGTCATCAAGGGCACCAAGCCTTACGACCTGCCGGTCGCAGATTTGTATGTGTTCCGTTACTCGAACATTGCTGGGTGGATCGACATCATCAACACCGGCCTTTTCAAAACGGCAATCTACGACGAAGCGCAAGAACTGCGAACTGGTCACGAAACCGCAAAGGGCAATGCCGCCCGCATCCTATCAAGTCAGGCCACCGTGCGCTTGGGCCTGACCGCGACGCCGATCTACAACTACGGCGACGAAATCTTTAACGTCATGCAGTTCATTGAACCCAACATGCTCGGCAACCGAGATGAATTCATGCGCGAATGGTGCGGGTGGAGCAAAACCGTCAGAGACCCCGATGCATTGGGAACCTACCTGCGCGACAAAGGTTATTTCCTGCGCCGCACCGAACACGACGCCTCGGTCGCGGCTGAAATCCCGCCGCTCAACACCGTTGACTGGGAAGTGGAGTGGAACGACGGCGCAGCCGACGAAGCCGAAGACCTGTTCAAGACACTGGCTCTGACCGTGCTTGAAGGCAGTTTTGTCAAAGCAGGCAAAGCCGCCCGTGAACTGGACATGAAAATGCGCCTGCTGACCGGTGTCGCCAAGGCGGACGCGGTTGCCGCTTATGTCGATATGCTGCTGCAGGACAGCCCACGGGTACTGCTGGCGGGCTGGCACCGGGATGTTTACGAAAAATGGATGAGCGCCTTGGCGCACCACAACCCGGTTCTCTACACCGGCTCAGAGACCGCCGCAGCCAAGCGCAGAAACGTCAAAGCCTTCACCACGGGCAATTCCCGCGTCATCGCCATTTCCCTGCGCTCAGGTGCGGGCTTAGACGGCCTGCAGGAATACTGCAACGAAGTGGTGTTCGGCGAACTCGACTGGTCGCCGCAGGTCCACAAGCAAGTCATCGGCAGGTTGCGCCGCCCCGGCCAGACCAAGCAGGTGACGGCCCACTACCTGCACACCAGCGGCGGCAGCGATCCCGTCATCATGGACATGCTGGGCGTCAAAGCTGACCAGAGCCGGGGCATCGTGGACCCGATGAAGGGTTACGAGGCGAAACACCAAGACGACACCCGAATTCGCAGACTTGCTAAGGCAGTCCTTGGCCGGGAGGACGATGAATGAACACCGCATTTCTTTTGATGGCCCGCTATGAAGGTCAACCCATTATCCCCGTCAAAAAGGTTTGCGCCGATTTCTTTCCGCACCTGACGGAAATGAAATTGCTGCGGAAAGTCCGAGAGGGCCAGCTGCCCCTACCCTTGGTCAGTATTGAGGCCAGCCAGAAGAGCGCGAAGGGCGTGCACCTGCAGGACTTAGCCGACTATCTCGACACGCGCAGGGCCGAAGCCCAGCGGGAATTTAAGCAAATGTACGGATAGAAAAGGAACCTCAAACATGCCTTTGGATTTAGACGAACAAGACTTGGTTGCTGAGCGAGGCGCAATCATCGCCGAGATTATGATGCTTGCGTATTGGGTAAACAGCACGACGGAATATTGTGTATTTGCCGAATTCTCCGGTCATGTGGATCATTTCAGAGTCGAAATAGCCAGATCGAAAGATGCCTATTACGACAAGATTGCCTCGACCGAGTTTTACACCCGGTACAGTGGGGACGAGTCTTGGAAAATCACACCCATGGATCACCTACGGGCTAAGCGCGATCACCTAAAACACATCTTGGATCACTGTGAAATCGATGTTGCAGGAATGGACGCGGTTCAGAGAACAACTGAGACCTACAACTTCTGAACACCACGAGGAACAATTCATGCCCAAAGTCAAAACGGTAATAATCGACGTGGAGTCGGCAGGAAAGTGGCACTCGACCCCGGTTGAAATTCTGGTCAACTCAGATGGCGAATTCTATTGCAATGTCCCCGAGTGTGCCTTGGTCTTTTTCCAAACTGGCGGCACATATAACGGCGCGACGTGTGAAGTACGCCGCCGAGGCGCGAAACGTCAACTTTTTGCCCCATCCTTCAACACCCTGCATCAAGCTCTGAGCAAGGGCATCACGTCCGCCTTTTCACCCGATGTGAGGGAAGAGCATGTCATACGGTACAACATCGAAAGTCACGTCGCATTCTGGGAAAAATCTGACGGCACGATTGTTCCAAATGGATACTTTGCCGACTCAGTTCCGGGTAGCTCAGACAGGGACGGCCAGTGGGCAGACCAAGGCACGAGCAGAAACAGCATGTTCGGCGGACACCACGCGATCAATCCCGCGAAGGGTGGCTACTCTCTGACCATCGGCGCGAAAGCACTGACAAAGCGCACCGAAACCTACGGTGAAGCCGAGAAAGTAACATACAGCGAATACTATGCAGGGGGCAGCCATCTGGGCGGCGAAAACCCGGCGCAGCGCCTCAACGGCTGGGTTTCATTTGAGCTTCCCAAGAACTGCAGGGAAATGCCGTACACCGACGAAGCGGCTGAGTTCTTCTACAAACTCCTGATCGGCATGGCGCAGCTGTCGCGCATGATCCAAAACGCTACGTTCGAAGAGGCCGATCTGATGCGCGCCATCTCGAACAATTCACTGCCCATGCTGGCGTCATCCTAAAGGTTCAGGCCCATGTTTTGGACAAATTTGGAGTGGGAATCGTGGACAGTCGGGATTGAGTTTTTCAGCGGCGTCAGGCTGCACCTTGGCCCCCTGAAAATCCACTACATCAAGCGCGGTTCGCGGCTGCATCGGGACTTCCAGATCGTCAAAAAGCAAAAGGACGCGCGATGGGACGCTTGAACTGGGAACAATGGCGGACCGATAACCCCAAGCCCGAAAGGGAATGGGCGCGCTCACCTTGCCCCCGGTGCGGCGCTGTGACGGTTAAAGAGGCCAGCCAGAAATGCAGACCAACGCAGCTGCCAAGTGGTGAATATGAGTGCCCACGCGACGACGAAGAGGCCCCCACCTACTTTGGCTTTCTGCACGACCATTCGCCTGAGATTGAGGAATGGAACGGGAAATTCTGGGGCGCTGTAGCCTACGACGAAGGCTACACAGACCAACTGGACTGAAAGGAACCCGTGCGATGACTTGGGAATACGTGCCTAGAAATTGGTCTATCATGCGACCAAACCCGTACTGGAAGTTCGGTGCATGGACTGTTTTTGAAAGTTCACAAGGCTGGCGAATTGTGGGCAGTCCAAAGTTCGTCGGCCTGACATTTGAAAAGCTTGGCTCTGCCTTCCTTTTCGCTGAGCAAATTCCACAACCCCGAAATCATGAATAGAGGAACCGGCGATGCTGCTTTGCAAACTCATACGCGACGATGACGGTGACTGCATCCCTGATGATGAGCAGGTTTGGTGCCTTGTGACCCCCTACGCCGATGGCGATCAGAGATTTTGCACTGCCGAGTATTTCGGCGATGGCGAGGGTAACGCAGTCGCCAAAACAAAACGCGTCAAGCGCGGCGGCATTACCTGCCCCCAGTGCATCAGCCACATCAAGCTAATCAAGGCCGTAAGGCTATAACCGAAAGGAACCGACATGGCGAATATGTACCCACCCGAAGTGATCGCTGCAGCCAAGCGCGTTTCTTCCATCCTCACGAGCGGTTGCGACCGGTGCGAAATGGATGATCTCGACCTGCTGCACTCAAATGCACTGATGACCATAGGTCCAGTCGAACACGCATCCGACACGCTGGAAGAGGGCGATACAGCTTACTTTTTCAATGAAGCAGGGGACCGGCTGGTCGCTGAAATTCAAGGGAGCGACAAAGGAAACCAATGAACCGATACCGCTTTCTAATACCCGGCGACGATGGACGACCAATGCAGTTCCCGCCGATCGCTCCATTCTGGATTACGGGCTGTAACGACACTCACACCGTTGTCGTCGCATATGCCCCGAACCTTCAAACCCTAACCTCCGAATCACACTGGCCGGATGCCGAAGAGATTGAGGATTGGGGGGAACAAAAAATCACATTTACCAGCCGGTTCCCGAAGCCGGATTGGTGGCGGTAAGGAAGGCCCATGACCGTATATGTAGACGACATGCATAAATCCCCGATGGGTCAGTTTGGCAGGATGAAAATGTGCCACATGATTGCCGACAGCACCGAAGAACTTTTGGCGATGGCTGACAGGATCGGGGTTGCGCGAAAGTGGCTACAGGACCCCGGCACACATCAAGAGCATTTCGACATCGCAATGAGTAAGCGCGCGCTGGCCGTAAAGGCTGGGGCGAAAGAAATCACCATGCGAGAACTCGCGATGATAACCATCAATCGCCGACCACAAAGGACCGGGTAATGCTGTTAGTTCCTGAAATCTCGACCGTCGTAATTTTGCCGCCGCGTACAGGCAGCAGCAGCCTGCGCAAAGCACTCCTAGCCAGATACTCGATGGCGATGCAGGTCTATCGTCACATGGAAGCCGACGGCATTCCTCTGGGTTACGACACATGGCGCAGAGTAGGCATCGTGAGAAACCCTATCGACCGGCTTTGGTCGCTTTACAAATTCCTGGGCGATTTTGGCGGCGGGCAACACGATCCAGCCTTTGTCAAAACAATGCGCCAAAGCGTAGAGCGCCCGTTCTCGGAATGGTTGCTGGAAAATGAAGTCACATTCACGTCGCCGTATGACCGTGCAGGGTTTGGCCGTTTCTGGCCTGCCTACAGCGTCCGCCATCCCATGCCCGAGAACCGAAAATCTCAGGCAGTTTATATTCGACCGGATCTAGGAACGGAATTTTGGGATTTCTCGAACATCGATGCCATGGCCGAGTCGCTTGGCGTTGTGCTGCACCTGAGAGAAAACCAGACCCAAGACGAAAACAAACCATCCATCACACCAGAGGCGATGGGCTATCTGATGCGCGTCCACAGTTGGGACTTTTCTGTAACGTCGCCTGCGATTGCAGCTGAATAGCAGATAAATGATCCAAACAAACAATGAGGAACCAGCCATGGTCGATACTGAACAATCAAAAGCAATGATCGCGAAGCCTTCATACGAACTTGATCCCAACTTCATCACCGCCACTGTCGAAGTGTCGCCGACGAACGGGGAACCTGCAAAAATTGAGGTTCGCAGCGCGAAGAAAATCAGCAACTCAGCTGTGTGCGTCCTTCACGTTGAAATTGACGGTCAGCGCGCCACATTCGACGCCAATCTGGTCTCACAAGCCATTGCAGCTGCGCAGTGGATCGAACCGGGCTAG